CGGTTCCCCCGAGAATTCCGGCCCGAGCCCGACACCATCTACAATGCGGCCTTGGCAGGGCATCAGAAGCACGTCTATGGCCCCGGGCTCGAGGCTGCTGGCTTCAAGCTGGTGCAGACCTCCATCAACCCCAATACGTTCAGGGAGATCAACCTCTACGTGCTCGCGCCGGGTGACTTCTGATGTTTACCTCTCTTCATCGTGGCCACTGCTGCGGCATCAACGAGCTGAAAGCTATCGAAAGAGGTGACCTCGCCAAGGGCGGCCTGTACGACAGCTGGTTTCGCACGTACAGCTGGCCGCGCAATATGCAATACCGGGTCCACTGTCCGCACATCAAGCGTAAATGGATGGAGCCTGAGTTGATTGCCGCTGGCTTCATGCTGCTGGCAACCAATGTCCAAGAAACTATTTGGGGCTTGGTGGGGAAAGGCTGATGCATCACGTAATCATTCTCGGCGGCGTCGGCGTCAGCGGTCGTGCCAAAGCTGTCAGGCAGCGCGCCTTGCTGCAAAACTATAACTACCAACCCGGTCACTCATACGAAGTCGCGCTGGCTGCTGGGCAGAACCATGTGTATCGCGAACTGCTGACTGACTTGGGCTTCGAGTGCAAAATCACGTCCACCAACCCGAATACGGGTAACAGAATTGAAGGATGGTTCAAGAGTGTTGAATAGAATCCTTGTGTACGGCACCCTGCGTGTCGGCCAAGGCGCTTATCAGGCGTTCGGCCTGCATAACTCCACCACGCACCTGGGCCAAGTGCGTATCCCCGGTTCAATGTATCACCTCGGCGGCTTTCCCGGCGTAGTGCTCGACGGTAACGAAGAAGGCGTCCTCTGTGACGTGCTGGAAATTACCGACGCGGCTGCGGTGCCGGATGTGGTCCGTCGATTGGATGCCTATGAAGGCTACCGGGAAGAATCCCCCGATAACTCCTTGTATCTGCGTAGAGAAGTGACTGCCGGTGAATTTGGCCAAGCCTCCATCTACGAGATCAATCGCGACATGGCCGGACGGCACCGCATTGATGGCGGCGATTGGGTGCTGCGTGACGCCGCCTGATATTGATGCCGTACGGGCCTACCTCGTGGCTGCTGACGAAACCACCAGCATGGGCCGTGTCGTCGGCAATGAGATTCGTCCGGACTCCAATCGGGCCTGTCATGCGCCTCTGAGTCATTTTTACATCAGGGAAGGTGAGCCGCCAGCCACCATCATGTTCAGCCGTATCGGCAAGATCGGACAGGGTGGACAACAGACAGCTGCCGACAACGGACGCCCGGCAGCCCGTGCCTTCTTCGACTGGATGTTCGGGCCCGAGTCACCATGGAGGTCTATCACGAAAGACTTCAACAGTGACACGGATTGGTGCCTCAAGCATGGTGTCATTGTCGGTGACCTTGACACGGCCCCGGCCAACCTCGTCTACAACTTCTTCATCTGCACCCGCTTCCCCGGCGAGTACGCCCTGACGTGTGACTGGTGGTACAAACTCGTGCAGGCGGGTGTCAAGCCATGGTATGCCTTCTATCTGTGTGCTTTCACGAATCCGGTGGGATTAGGTTATGTCGGTGGTCATGGTGGGTTGAGGATGCCTGACCCAGTGCGGCTCCGAGACGGAACACCTAACCCAGAAGTACTGACAAAGCCCGGCGGAAAAACAACCCCGGCTGCTGCTGTGTGGGACACTGGGGTCGACCCTCCTGCGCCCATCTTTGTCGTGGTATCGACCGGAATTGTCAACACGTGGGGTCCGCGCAAACAAATCACCGACACCGACCAAATCAACCCCGACTTCAAGGTCCTCGTGGCCGCTTGCATCAAGGAGCAAGAACGCATTGGCACAGAGAGTCAAAAAGACCCCGAAGGCTGAGCCCTTCGACTGGTCCAAGTGGAAAATCTACGTCCACGGACCCGGCAAGTTCGAGTACATGCGAATGTTCGCCGAACGCGGCCTCATCGGTGCCGACCTCGATGATGCCGATATCGTCTGCTGGACCGGCGGCGCTGACGTAGACCCGAGCCTGTATGGCGAGAAAAACGCCACGTACCACGGGCGTCCCATGTCCGGCTTCGACCCGGCCCGTGACGATATCGACCTTCGCGTCTTCGGCTATGCGGCTGACAAATACAAGGTCGGCATCTGTCGCGGCGGTCAACTGCTGAATGTCGTCAACGGCGGCAAGATGTGGCAGCATGTGGACAAGCATGCGGGTGCACCCCACGACCTTATCGACACCACCACAGGTCAGGTCGTCCGGGTCACCAGCACCCATCACCAGATGATGCGCCCGGCCCCCGATGGCATTGTCCTCGCCTATGCGCGGGAAGCCCATATCAAGATCGCCGATGGCGACGAGTGGGACATCAAGAAAGACCATGTCGAACGGCCTGAAGAGCTGAATGATGTGGAAGTCGTGTGGTACGAGGAGTCCAAATCCTTGTGCTTCCAGCCTCACCCCGAGCACCGCAACCAACAGCCGTGCACGGATTATTTCTTCAGCCTCATGGAACGAATGGTGGCCGGTTAATGTGTGGACTCGTAGGGGCAGCTGGCTACACCAGCAATAAAGACCCGGATATCTTCCGTGACATGATCTGGGTCGATGGGCTCAGGGGCTTGCACAGCACGGGTGCAGCATTCATCGACATCACCGCCGGTGTGGCCGAGGTCATCAAGAAGGCCGGGACTCCCGTGCAACTCTTCGCCGAGCAACGGTTCCGCGAATGTCTATCACCCCGGTTCGACGTGTTCATCGGTCATAACCGCTTCGCCACCGTCGGTGAACGCAATGACGCCAATGCTCACCCGTTCGACTTCTCCAATATCGTCGGGGCCCACAACGGAACCCTCGAATACCGGGCCCGCAAGGCACTCATCGACAACGAGAAGTACGGCACCGACTCCGAGGCCCTGTTCCACAACCTCAACGAATTCTCGGTCGAAGAAGTCATCGGCGAAATGTCCGGCGCATGGGCCCTCGTCTGGTACGACAAGCGCAACAACACCATCAACTTCCTTCGCAACAATCAGCGGCCTCTCGCCTACACGTTCAGCGATGACGGCAAGATGATTTATTGGGCCAGTGAGCCCGGTCTTCTGCGCTGGATTCTGGGGCGTGACCCCCACAACGTCAAGCACGGCGAAATCTATACGCCGAAGCCGGACACATGGATCAGCTTCACCGTGCCCGTTTATAAAGAAGTGTTCGGCGAGCCTCGAATCACGGAGGTCAAAGGGTGGGTCCGGCCCCCTTTCGTCTACCAAAACTCAGTAAGAAACTCAAGCGACGAGCTGCCGTGGACCGACGGGCAGGAGATGTGGGAACTGGACTTCATGGGGTACGACCCCAGTCAACAGAGACTGCAGCTGGCTCCCCCGACTATTGGCCCCGGCGCTCGGCAGGGCTCGCCGGTAATGGAAAGTGGAAGCCCACTGGTGAAGCCAAACGGGCAGCCGTTGAAGGGAAGCGGCTGCGACGAGAAGCCAAAAGGGCTCGCCGAGCGGATCGCCTTGCAGCGCGCCAAGCGGCAAGCCGGGATGTCCATAGCCCCGACTGACCCCGTGGCCATTGCTGGTCGTGCCTCCCTCGATAAAGCCTATCAGGAGGGGTGGCAGGCTGGTGAGCAGGGCTTGTCCAAAAGTAACTGTACTTACCCTCCTGGCTCTCAGCATCGCTCTGAGTGGGACCAAGGGCGACTGGCCGGACTCCAAAGCTATCGACCCGCCGTCGACAAGGACCCGTTCGTGGGATCGGCTGATGGAGCCCGAACCATCAAGGGCTTCAATAACGAACTCATCTCCGCTCGGGTCTTCATGGACCGTACCGGAGGTACATGTCAGTGGAAAGGATGTAACATCGAGCCCACCGATAATGTGAAGTGGTTCGACCGTGACGGGGCCGTCTGTGAAAGCTGCCTCAGCGACAGTAAACTCGTGCGTGAACTCATTGGAAAGGCTGCCTAAAATGTTTAAAATTGGTGATAAGGTCAACTTCATACCCAAAACGGGTTTCTGTCTGAGTTGGATGGAGGGGCCGTTTGAGGTTACCACAGCAACAAAAACCCATATCAGGGTCAAAACGACCGACCATACCCTGAATCAGTACGACTACAAGATCGAGGATTTCGAACTCGCGGTTACGGAGGAGACGCCGCAAGAACTGGCCAACCAACTTCGAGCTGCTCGGATTCGAGCCTATGAAATTTCCGGCAAGCTCCGTGCGCTCGGGTTCACGCTGACAGTTGCGCGGCAACAAATTTACAATCTTCCGGAACCCGGTGAAATCACCATCGAGAAAACGACTACCGTCGTCACGAAGGAAAGCCTCTAACCTATGCAAATCAAAGTCGGCGCTGACCCGGAACTGTTCACCCGCTCGAAAGAGACGGGTCTTTTCGTGTCCGCACACAACATGCTCTCCGGCACCAAGGAGAATCCGACCCCGGTCAGGCGTGGTGCCCTGCAGATCGACGGCACGGCCCTCGAATTCAACATTGACCCGGCCCTCAGCTGCGACGAATTTGTCAACAACATCGCCGAGGTCAGGGCTCAGATGGCCGAGGCGGTCGGCAAGTTCAATGTCGATATCGTGGCCGAGCCGGTGGCCGAGTTCGACCCCGAGTACTTCCGCAAGCTCCCGGCCCGTGCCGTGGAACTAGGATGCAACCCTGACTTCAACGCGTGGGACCTCGAACCGAACCCCGTGCCCGATGCCGAGGTCATGTTCCGCACGGGTTCCGGTCACATTCACGTCGGCTGGGGCGAAGGCTTCAACATCAACGACGACGATCACTTCATGGCCTGTGTCAATGCGACGCGCCAGATGGACTACTATGTCGGCCTCGCCAGCCTGATGTGGGACCCCGACAACCGCCGCCGTGAACTCTACGGCAAGGCCGGTGCCATGCGTCCGAAGCCCTATGGTTTCGAGTATCGTGTGGCCAGCAACATGTGGCTTCGTTCCGAGGCTCTTCAACGCTTCGTCTACAACGCCACTGTCAAGGCGATGGACGACCTGATGGCGGGCAACGACAAGAGCGCGCAGTTCGGCCCACTGGCGCAGGAACTCATCAACAACAATGTCACTGACTGGCACGACAAGTACGACTTCGAGACCGGTCTGGACTACAGCCAGCTGAAGGCAGCCTGATGGAAGACGAAGACGATATCCTCTGGGACGAAGACGACTTCAACCCGCAGCAAGATGATGACGATATCATCGAAGAATACACCCCGCCCGAATACGAGGGCCCCTATGCCGGTGAAGGCGGTATCGATTTCTGATGTATGACCGCGCAGACGACGCCAACACCTACCTGCGGCACACCGTGTGCTACTGGGACGGCGAACCCATCTACATCGAACGGGTCGGCGGTGACTTCCAGATGAGCTACTACGTGCTGCCCATCACGAACATGTCCGACCTCCAATACGGTGACGTTCGTGATCCCCGGTTCAACTGCAAGCAGTACCAGCTGGGTTACATGAACAGCACCAAGATGGGCATGAGCTTCCATGTGACCCGTCGACCGGCCCGCCAAGTCCAGCAGGGTTTGTGTGACAACAACACCTCGTTCATCGGTGACCTCAGCCCCTACGACGACCGTATGGGTATCGGTCAGGCCATTCGCGACCCCGGTTTCGTGGCCATGCTCAAGGGTTCGTACCCCACGATGGAGGAGACGCGGGCCCGACTGGAAGATCGCAAGGTCAAGTCCATCGCGGTCAGCCCTCAGCTGGCGGTCAAGCGACACCCGCAGTTCACCAACCTGCACTTCCTCGAATACAAGGGGCGCGAAATCTCGTTCAGTGAGACCCTCGAGTTCGCCCTGCCTGATGAGTTCAAATATCTGCGCGAAATCTGTGCGCCAACCGGAGTCCTGAGAGCAGCATAATGGCCAAAAACAAAGTTGAGTACGCCGACACTCTTCTCGAACGCGTGTTCCGGTGGGAGCGTTTCCCCAAGGGTGAAGTCGGCATCGAGGTTGAAGTCGAGGGCGGCCCGTGGCCCGAGGAGGTCATCACCAACTGGACACCTCACGCCGACGGCTCCCTCCGCAACGGCATCGAGTATGTCATTCGTCAACCCGTCATGCGTGACCGGGTTCGGTCCGCCTTGGATACGCTGGTCGCTGGACTGGCCGGACGCAATCTGGTCTTCTCCTTCCGCACCTCCATCCATGTGCACATCAACGTGCAGGACATGACCGTCCGCCAATGGGTCAACTTCATCTCCCTCTTCTGTATCTTCGAGGAGGCGCTGGTCAATGTCGTCGGCCCCGAGCGCGCAGGCAACAAGTTCTGTCTCCGTCTCAAGGACGCTGAGGAACCGCTGCAGCGCGTGGTCGACGGTCTCAAGGCCCAGAACCTCTCAGTGCACATCAACGGTGACCTCAAGTATGCCTCGATGAACGTCAAGGCAACGCGCACCCATGGCACCCTCGAGTTCAGGGCCATGCGCGGCAACTTGGACCCGGCGTTCATCAACGACTGGGTCATGGTTCTCGCGGGTCTCAAGGACGCGGCCAAGAAGGCCAACTCGCCGACGCTCTTCATCGAGGAGCTGTCCATGATGGGGCCCGCAGCCTTTGCTGCCAAGTATCTTCCTGTCAACAACAGTATCACCCGGGGCGTCCTGATGCAGGCCGACCTCAACGACCTGCTGTATGGTGGTGTGCGCCTAGCCCAAGACCTAGCTTATAGTCAGGAGTGGCCCGAGCCCGGTGTAGCTGATAGCCCTCGTAGGCGACCTGATGAGATCGATGAGGAGGCGGTTCCGGCCCCAGAGGGCCTTAATTTCCTCGGTGGTGAGCCAGCTCAAATCAATTGGGCTGATCTTCGTATCCCGATTCAACAGGGACGCCCGCCGCGACGCCGACGAGTGGCTCCGGTAGCGGCTCCGATAGCACCCGGCGGCGTGATGGCCGACCATATCGATTGGGACCAATTCGTTCGTCCCGCCCCCATGTTCATTGAGGATGACAACTTCTGATGCCCCTGAATATCTTCGCCCATAACCCCAACTCCGAGGGTGCACGCGCACTGGCTAACATCCTCGGTATCCGCCGCATTCGCCGCGAGGGTTCCCGATACGTCGGCAATCGCAACAAGACCGTCATCAACTGGGGGTCCAGCCAGCTGCCCGCGAATGTGGCTGCTGCGACCGTTATCAACAAGCCGGAGGCCGTGGCCCGTGTATCAAATAAACTCCTGTTCTTTCAAACATGTGCTAACGCTGGTGCCCCTCGCATCCCCGAATTCACCACGAGTCGTGAGCAAGTTCGGACGTGGCTGGAAGCCGGAAAAAAGGTGGTCGCTCGTACAGTGCTACAAGGTCACAGTGGCGCTGGTATCGTAATTCTTGAGGGCGCGGGGGTTGACATTCCCGCAGCTCCGCTGTATACTGTGTACGTGCCGAAGAAAGAAGAATGGCGCATTCACGTCTACCGCGACGGCGACCAGCTTCATGTCATGGACAGTCAGCGCAAGATTCGTGACCCGCAATTCGAGGGCGTCCCCGACTGGAATGTCCGCAGCCACGCCAATGGCTTCATCTTTGCCCGTGAGGTTGCCCCGCCTAACCCCGACGTTTTGCATCAGGCGGTCAGGGCCCTCGAGGTCTCAGGACTGGACTTCGGTGCGGTCGATGTCATCTGGAACCAGCAGAATGGTCAGGCGTATGTGCTCGAGATCAACACGGCCCCGGGACTCGCGGGACAAACTATCACGAGTTATGCGAATGCCTTCCGGAGGTTCCTGTGAAATACTACATCCACGTCCCCGATGACGGCTCCGGTCGCGCCGTGGTGAAAAATGAGAACGGCTGGGTCTATTGCCGGGTGCCCCTCGACAAGGCCCGTGAAATTGTCAAACAACTGAACGAAGAAGAGGACGAGTAAATCTCCCCATGCTACATTTGCGGGTCCCCGATTGAGGAACTCCGCCTAGACCATCGAGACATGAAGACGCGGCCCTGCAGCCATTGCGAGGCGGTTATTCAAGAGATGGTGAACGAGAAAGATGACGAGTACGAGTTCGTCACTGATGAAGAGTTTAACGAAGAAGAGAGTGTTGAAGATGCGATTGTTCCGTAACCATTGGGACCTTTACAAAAATCCAAATATCGATGTCCGCTTGAATCTTTGGTCATGGGTCTTTGGTGTCAAGTTTGCCCTGTGCTTCGTCGACCTTCACTTCGGGCCGCTGGCTATCAGCATCACCACACGCAAGCACATCATGCTGGCCAGCGGAGGGGCCGCTTAAAGTTGAAAATAGAACTAATCTGGGCGACCCCGAATGGCGACGAACTAGTTGCCAAGATGGCGCGGGTGTCGAACCCCAAGAATGAAAACAACAATGAGACAGCGCCAAGGCTCATCTCCTACCTGATGCGTAACAAGCATTGGTCCCCCTTTGAAATGGTGAACGCCTGTGTCCTCATTGAAGTGCCGCGAGATATTGGACGTCAACTACTTCGACATCGTTCGTTCTCGTTCCAAGAGTTCTCGGGCCGTTATGCGGCATATGACGACCTCTATGCACAGCGGGAGGGTCGACTTCAAGATACAGCAAATCGGCAAAACTCGCTTCCTCTTGTCGACAGGGCGAAAGAAGTTCTTTGGGTCGGGCTGGTCTCGACGGTTCGAGCTGCGTGCCTCCAAGCCTACCGAACTGCACTCGATATGGGAATCGCTAAAGAAGTCGCCCGAGCCCTTCTACCCGAGGGTCTCATACCCAGCCGGATGTACGTCAACGGCAATCTTCGGAGCTGGGTTCACTATTGGGCTGTGAGGTGCGACCCGGCGACCCAGAAAGAGCACCGTGAACTGGCCGAGGCGACCCGCGAGTTGATCTTGGCTGAATACCCAATGATTGCTGAGGCTCTTAACAATGACGGAAACGGCTAGTGTGGCACTATGGCTCACTTGGTATCCTAAAGAGGTGACCCTCAGTGAGCTGGCACGAGCTTACCCCAATGCTGACCTAAAGAAAGCTCTGAGAATAGTCTCGGAGTACAAAGAACTTCGCCGAAGCAATCGGCTAGATTAAGGAGGCACTAAGTACCTAAGGCATTGAAGACGCATCAGCCCTGTGATTCGTGCGGGTCGTCTGATGCATTGGCAATCTACGAGGACCATAGTTTTTGCCATTCATGTAAGGTCCGAACAAACACAAACTCACCGAGCTTTCGCAAGGAAGCTACAGAAGTGAGGGAGAAGAAACTGACGAGCAACGTAAAAACCATTAGACCCATTCCCAAAGAATTCACCGATCTGGCAGATAGGCGCATCAGTGCAGCCACAGCCAAGAAATACGGGGTCACCAATGACAAGGACGAGAGTAATGAAGTCAAGCACGTATACCCATATTATACACGGGACGGTGTTCACATTGCGAATAAGCTGCGGCGGCGAAGTGTCAAGGGTTTCCTTTGGGAAGGTGAATCCGGGCAAGCTTCGCTCTTTGGACAGCAGGTATTCCCAGCGGGCAGTGCTAAGGCGATCACCGTCGTCGAGGGCGAGTGCGATGCAATGGCTGCTTACGAAATGCAAGGCAGCCGATATCCCGTGGTCTCGGTCAAAAGTGCTGGTCAGGCAACTCGAGACGCAGCTGAAAACTTTGAGTACCTAAACTCCTTCGAATCCATTGTCATATGCTTCGACAAGGATGAGGCAAAAGTGGCCCCCGACGGTTCAATCCGTTACCCGGGCCAAGAAGCTGCCCTAGCGGTAGCACAGATGTTCCCCATCGGTAAGGTGCGTGTCCTGACGCTTGCTGACGCCAAGGACCCTAATGACTACCTTATCGAAGGTTGGGCCGCCAAGTTCACTAAGGAATGGTGGGCTGCCCCGACCTTTACGCCGAGCGGTCTCAAGCTGGGCAAGGACATGTGGGACGAAATCAGCACCCCCAAGAACTACGAGACTGTCCCCTATCCTTGGACGGGGATGAATGACATGACCTATGGTATGAGGTTGTCCGAGGTTGTCCTCGTGACGGCAGATACCGGGGTCGGTAAGACGAGCTATCTAAAAGAGATTGAACACTTCATTCTCACGGATAAGGCTTGCGTCGAGAAAGGATACGGTATTGGCTTCCTCCACTTGGAAGAAAGTAATTCAGACACTGCTCTTGGGCTTATGTCAATCAGTGCTGACAAGCCTCTGCATCTTCCTGATGTTAGGGCAAGTGTCGATGCTACCGAACTTCGGACCTATTATGATGCTGTCATTAACAATGATCGCGTGGTTGTATGGGACCATTTTGGTAGTAACTCTATCCATGAGGTGCTGGCTAAAATAAGGCACATGCACAATCTGGGGTGCAAGTACATCTTCCTAGATCACCTCTCCATCATTGTCTCTGACCAGAACGGAGACGAACGAAAGCAGCTCGATGAAATCAGCACCAAGCTCAAGACGCTGTGTATGGAGCTTAACATTGCAGTGGTGGCCGTTATCCATCAAAATCGACAAGGACAAATTAGGTCTTCTGCGGGACCTGAACAAATATCCAATATTGTCGTTAAGCTGTCTCGTCTTAAAGAGGATGCCGATTCGTGGAGACGTAATGTCACTAAGGTCGTTGTCCAGAAGAATAGGTTCTGTGGAAGGACTGGTCCAGGTGTCTACCTATTCTACGATGACATGTCTGGACGTCTACGTGAGTTGGACAAAGAAGAAATCATGAAATATGAGAACGGAGGCGGCGGCGGTGTAGCTGCTGATGCGCCATGGGTCTAAACAATAAGAGCATCCGAAAAGGAGCCGAATGTACCTCAACCACAAGGACCTCTCGAAATACTGGGTCCTCGACATCGAAGCAGACAGCCTCAAACCATCTCGAATTTGGGTGGTGGTTGCAGAGAATGCAGCTACAGGCGAAGTTTGCGTATTCACCGATCCTGAACAGTTCAATCGTTTCGTCGCTGCGAACCGTGAGTCCTACTTCGTGGGTCATAATTTTCTCAGCTTTGATGTACCTCACCTTAATCGCCTGTGGGGTTGCGGCATCCCATTCGACCGGGTAGTTGACACCCTCGTACTAAGCTACATGTACGACCCACGCATGAAAGGCGGTCATTCGCTCGAGGCGTGGGGCGAACGCATGAAGTTCCCCAAGCTGGCTCACGAAGATTGGAGTCAGTACAGCCCAGAAATGTTGGAGCGATGTAAACAAGATGTCAGACTCACCAAGCGTGTATTCCTTGCGCTATCTTCCCGAATGGCAGCACGAGGATTCTCCGAAAAGTCCTGTAAGATTGAACATGACATCAGGGTCGTGGTCGACAAACAAGAGCGAAACGGATTTTACTTCGACATTGAAGGAGCTGAACGACTCCATCGGCGAGTACTTGACGAAAAGGACGCTCTTGGAATTCCAATTGGAAAACTATTTCCACCAGTACTCAAATCGGCGGGAACTTACAATTATCGAGTCCGAGCAGACGGTGCACCTTATGCATCGTTTGAAAGGCATTTATCCTCTTACCCCAAGCTCGTTCTTGATGAAGACGCTGGGACTTATGAAGTTTTTGACTGGAAAGAATTCAACATCGGGTCGCCTCCACAACGACTCGAAAAGCTTCTCTCCATAGGGTTCAAACCCACCAAGAAGACCAAGACCGGCGGTCCATCCGTCGATGAAGACAGCCTCGTGGAATTCGCCAACTCTAAGAAAGGCGTTCCCGAGGCCCAAGCTATTGCCGATTGGCTTGTCCTGTCTGGACGCTCCTCTATGCTTCAGACATGGCTAAATGCGGTAGACCGTACGGATTCTCGAATGCGAGGCAGGGTCCTTACCTGTGGCGCTATTACGCGCAGGATGACCCACTTTAATCCTAACACGGCAAACATCCCCAAGGCTAAACCGAAAGTAAAGTATGGTAAAGAGTGCCGAGAACTGTGGACAGTCGCCGACCGGGCCACCCGAAGGCTCGTCGGATATGACGCCAAGGGTCTCGAAATGCGTATGTTCGGACACTACCTTCGTGACCCTGTTGCAGCAGAACTGTACATTCACGGGGACCCCCACGCGGTCAATACAGCGAACCTCGGCCTCGCGCCAGAGGAACGTGACCTAATTGTTAAGAACGTCTTCTATGCGTTTCTCTACGGAGCACAAGACCGTCGCCTAGATGCCACTGCCAACAAAGGTCGTGGCTTCGGTAAGATGGCCCGTGAGATTCTCATGAAGACTACCCCCGGCCTAGAGAATGCCATTCGGGAGGCTCAGGAAGAGCAGAAGACTGGCTGGATTCAAACGATTGACGGTGGATATGTCAGGTGCCTTAGTCCACACGCGGCGCTGAACAGTAAGCTTCAATCGGCCGGGGGCATTACCATGAAGGTAGCCTCTATCATACTCGACCGTTGGTGCACCGAGAAAGGCATCGACCAACTCAAAGTAGGAGACATCCATGACGAAGGACAACACGACGTACTATTCACTGACGCTGAAGAATTTGGAAAGCTGGCAGTTGCGAGCATTGTCAGTGCTGGTGAAGAGCTTGGCTTCTCGGTCCCCCTCGATGGTGATTACAAAATCGGGTACAGCTGGGCGGAAACTCACTAAAGAAGAAGAGGAACACTATTGGCAGATGATGTAATTTGGACTGTCGTCGACGAAAGAGAGTTGATCTCACTCCATAGAACCCACGAAGGCGCTCTGTACGCCAGACTTATATACATGGAGAACAATCCAACGCGGAAGTGCATCCATGTAGATGCAGAAGAGTTGTGGGATTAACCACCCTACCTATTTACCTCCGGGGTAAGAATATTATATCACATATTTCTAAAATGTCAAGGGCCGAACTTGAAGCGGCATTCAAAGCTCTTCAGGAAGCCTACGCAGAACTGCGCGAACGCTATAACAACGAAAAGGTAAAGACAGGCCGCTACGATCACGCTATTTTCTAGTTGACTTCTTTGTCAATTATGCTATAATAAGAGAGTAGGGTTCTCCCCCGCTTTCATAACAAACAATAAGAAACGGAAAAACAAACTTGGTTATTCAAGGTCCAGTACACTACGCCAAAGTTCTTGGCGCTCCTGCTTGGGGTTACAAAAAGCAATACAAAGAATGGTCCGTCGATCTGTGCATTGACGCTCCGACCAAAGCCCGGCTTCTCGAGGCTGGCATGTCGAAGTCGGCCATCAAGAATAAAGGCGATGATCGCGGTGACTTCATCACGTTCAAGCGCCGTGAACTGAAGAAGGACGGCTCGGCGGGTAAGCCCATCGAAGTCGTCAACAAGAAGGGTCAGCCGTGGGACCAGAAGGCTCTCATCGGCAATGGCTCGGTCTGTAATTTCAAGATCGCTCTGAACGAGTACGAAGGCGAGACTAAACCCGGCCTCATTAAGATGCAGGTTGTGGAGCACGTCGAGTACGAAGGTCGTGCCGGTGACGATGAAGACCTGCCGACGTACGGCGATGATGGCACTGTTGAGGATTGGAGTCAGTAATGGGTCTCTCCGCGCTCTTCACATACTTGGAAGAATGCCTTGCAATGTACGATGACATGATTATTGAAGACATGTTTGATGTGGGCAAGCAAGCAGCGTATCAAGAGATTTATGATCTGATTAACGAAGTTCCCTAAGGGACTTGATGGGGCCCTCCGGCGATTAGGCGTGGAGGTGCTGCACGGGGGCGACGGGTAAGGGGCCGACCGTGCACTTAAGCTAGGACACTATGGAAATTAAAAATTCTTTAACTGCTTTTAGGCTTGACGGCGAACCTGTCTGGGTCATTCAAGATCACCACACACATGCGGACATCCTACGATTCGTTGTTGATGATATCGGCCTAAGTGAAGCCATGTTTATTCTCGAAGAAATGAAAGACAAGACTGATTGCTAAACAAATTGAAAACCTCGTTGAAGACATCTATGATCTCTTTCGACACGGGGCTGACATCTCTGATGATCTCGTTGTCGAGTTTGCGGCATCCCTTGCCTCGACCGTTCAAGATCGTGTTCAATCTAGTGGTACTCCCCGTGAGCCTACTCTTCGCATGTCCAATCTGGGCAAGCCGGACCGTCAGCTCTGGTATGAGTTCCATGATGACGGAAGCAAAGAGGGGTTGGAACCATCAACGCTCCTTAAGTTCCTCATCGGCGACATCTACGAGTCCGTTCTCCTCTTCCTCGCAAAAGCAGCCGGGCACGAAGTCACCCAAGAGCAAGCCGAAGTCGAAATCAACGGCATCAAAGGCCACATCGACGCAGTAATCGATGGCCACGTTGTCGACGTTAAATCTGCATCGACCTATGCCTTCAAGAAGTTCAAATATGGAACACTCGCCGACGACGACCCGTTCGGTTATATCGACCAAATCGGAGGGTACAGTGTGGCTTTGGGGCTACCCGGAGCTTTTCTTGCGGGCGACAAACAGAATGGGCACCTAGCCCTACTTCAAGTCCCACAAGAAGAAACTGAAGGACTCCGTATTGAAGAGCGTATTGAACACCTCAAAGAGGTGGTGGTCTCTGAGGCCGAACCAGAACGTTGTTACGACCCTGTGCCTGACGGTCTTAGCGGTAATCTCGCTCTTGCTGTGGGTTGCAGCTATTGCCCTCATAAGTTCCGTTGTTGGGCTGATGCAAATGATGGGGTTGGTGTAAGAACCTTCCTCTATAGCTCCGGGCCAAAGCATCTTGTCGAGGTCCACAAAGAACCTAAAGTGCCGGAGTTGACTTTCTGATGTCACAACTGTCCGAAGCTCAACGCTGGTTTATCCAAGGTCAATGGGAAGCTTTTGATCGTATTCTTTCTTATTTGAATACTCTCGAAACTCGAACTGTTGACAAACACACAATATACGGCGCTGTAATGCAAATGCGCCCCATTAAGAAAGAGACAAATTAATTGTCCAACATTGTAAACCTTGGCGGTGAAAAAATTGCTGCCCCAGAACAAACCTACGACTACAACTTCACGCTCAAAGACGGCACTGAGATCATCGAGCACGGTCTTCTGTCCTTTAACCCTGTCTTTGCTGGCACGGTGACCGAGGACGGAAAGCTCCTGTTTGCCACCCCCATGGACAACGTGCGGTCGATCAAGCGCATGGAGCCTAAGGCCAAACTTAACAGCTAATGCGTAAATGTTTAGAGTGTGGCTGCTCTATTGAACATAAGCGGTCACACGCTAAATTCTGCACACAGAAATGTTGTAATAAGGCAAGCTGTCGAAATTGGAATTTGCGTTTTCCAGATAAGAAGAAAGCGCACAACCGTAAAGGAACACAAGTTCGACGCTCAAAGCGCGTTTTTGGTTCCTCTATTAGAGAACAGGCTAAAGCTTTGGGTTTTCGATCTGGATTTGAGAGGACCCTTGCTGCCTCGCTACAAAAACGCAAGATGAAGTTTGGATACGAAACACTCCAACTTCCTTACACAATAAATCACGTATATTCGCCGGATTTTGTACTGCCTAACGGTATCTTGATCGAAGCCAAAGGTAAGTTAACTCCGCAAGATCGGTCTAAAATGATTGCTGTAAAAAAGCACCATCCTGATCTGGACATCCGTTTCGTGTTCATGCGCGGCGAGAACAAATTAACTGCTAAAAGCAAAACAACATACATGATGTGGGCGGCTAAGAATGGTTTTCCCGCAGCAGATGAGGAGATACCCGACGAATGGCTGAAATGATTAAGGTCGAAATTTGGCTTAATCCTAACAGCGGTCCTATTGTTCGTGACGATGTAATTATGGCCTACGATAAAGGCCCGTTCTTTGTCCTTCAACGCGCTGATCGCTTTGAGAAATACCCCATTGCTAATATCTGGCGGGTGGTGCAATTTGGGTAAGACACACCTAATCATCCCCGACAGCCATGCACACCCCGACTTCCACAACAAACGATACCAGTGGCTCGGCCATCTCATCAACGACATCAAACCCGACGTGGTTATTGATATCGGCGACTGGTGGGACATGCCCAGCCTGTGCTCGTATGATAAAGGGACTAAAGGCTTTGAGGGTCGTCGTTATAAACGAGACATTGACGCGGGCCTAGACGCTCAGGAGAAGATGTTTGAAATCATCCGCAAGCAAAAGAAAAAGCTCCCCCGCTTTGTCCGAACCCTCGGAAATCACGAACATCGCATCTGTCGAGCCGTTGAGCGCGACCCTGTTCTTGAAGGCACTATTGGTCTGGCCGATCTCCAAAGCAAGGAGTATGGATGGGAAGAAATTCCGTTCCTCACTCCAATCGGCATTGATGGCGTCACCTATCAGCACTACTTCACATCTGGTATTATGGGTCGACCAATCTCAGGTGAGCGTCATGCTCAGACCCTCATTCTCAAGCAGCTTGCGTCCTGCACCCAAGGGCACTCACACCTCTTTGACTATTGCGTTAGGTCCGATGTTCGAGGAAACAAAATCCACGGCTGCGTGGTCGGTGTTTACCAAGACTATCATGCCGACTTTGCTGGACCGGCTAACCAGATGTGGAATCAAGGTGTCGTAGTCAAGCGTGGTGTCGAGAACGGCAACTACGATGTTGAGCACATTAGCCTCAAGCGTATCAAGGAAGCTTATGCCTGAATATGAAGTAATGTATGACATTAAGGCACAACAATCGTTGGTTATGATTCGTATCCCATATGACTATGACCTTAGTAAAATTTTTAAGGAAGATGCTGAAGCTGAGGTTGACAGCCTTTTGATGTCGGCACTTGGATATTAATGGATTACACCCTAACTCAAGAGTTCCGGGAAAGGCTCATTGAACGCTACGATGGTGTGAGCCTCGCAGAGATTCTCAACTTGAGTGTTGAAGATATCTGGGAGGCCTTCCACGATCGCTGTATGGACAATGGTGAGCTCATCCAGGAGACAGGAATCTTCCACCTAGATGACGATTGACAACACCAATCCTAAAACGATTGCAGGTCAGTCCAAGCCTAGCCCATTTCTAGTACCTCCGGCTGCCATCCTTGAAATTGCTCAAGCGTTCAGGGATGGCGCGGAGAAGTATGGGCCCTATAACTGGCGTGACAAACCTGTGCCCGCCCTGACCTACCTCAATGCTGCCAAGCGTCATATGGATGCGTGGTTCGACGGCGAGGAACGGTCAGAAGACGCCGATGCACTGCACTTGGCCCACGCGGCTGCCTGCTTCTGCATCCTTATTGATGCCGCCCATTGTGGAATGCTTATTGATGACCGACCGAAACCGGGCAAAAGTGCTGAAGTCATTACAACGGAAACGGAGCGAAATCGTGCGAGACTTGCACACAGTCAAGTATCGTTTGAGAGTCCTCTCTTCGCCCCTCGAGAAACGTAAGCGACAGAAAGACTGGTTGCGATACCTAGATGAACACGAATAGGAACTGAATGAACGACTACCAAACTTTTATTGCAACCTCTCGCTACAGCCGATGGCTAGATGACGAGAAGCGCCGCGAGACATGGCCCGAAGTAGTTGATCGCTACCTCGGGTTTTTTAGTCACCTGATTAAAGACGACAAAACAAAAGAGACCCTTCGGGAAAAGATCACCAACCTCGAAGTTATGCCCTCGATGCGAGCCCTCATGACGGCGGGGGTGGCCCTCGAGCGTAACAACGTGGCGGGGTACAACTGTGCATACCTGCCCGTCGACAGCCCGCGAGCCTTCGATGAGGCCATGTTCGTCCTCATGTGCGGGACGGGGGTAGGTTTCTCGGTGGAGCAGCGTAATGTTGACCTCCTTCCCATTGTCAATGAACACTTCGAAAACACGGACACAACTATCCATGTCGCAGACAGCAAAGAAGGATGGGCCCGGTCCCTCCGAGAACTCATTGGTCTCCTCTATACGGGTCAAGTTCCGCGATGGGACGTATCGCGAGTTAGAGGTGCAGGAGAGCGACTTCGCACGTTTGGGGGTCGGGCAAGTGGGCCTGAACCATTGGAGAGCCTCTTCCGCTTTGTCACGGATACTTTCCGAAAGGCGGCCGGACGGCGTCTTAGTACCCTAGAATGTCACGATATCATGTGCAAGATTGGTGAGGTCGTCGTTGTCGGCGGTGTTCGTCGTTCAGCCATGATCTCTCTATCTGATGTCAACGATGACCGCATGCGAGGAGCAAAAAGTGGAAACTGGTGGGAGCACAATGTCCAACGAGCACTGGCGAATAACAGCGCAACGTACATTGGACGGCCTGATACGAGTGTCTTTCTCGGCGAATGGAAAGCCCTTTACGACAGCCACAGTGGCGAGCGCGGAATGTTTAGCCGAGACGCTAGCCAACGTCAAGCTGGACGGTTTGGACGACGAGACCCAGACCATGCATTCGGCACTAATCCGTGCAGTGAAATCATACTTCGACCGTATCAATTCTGTAACCTCTCCGAAATCGTCGTTCGAGCTGTGGATAACCGTGACACCCTCCGGGATAAAGTCATTGCAGCAACAATACTCGGAACACTTCAGTCAACCCTGACCAACTTCAAGTATCTGCGTAAGATTTGGCAGACCAACACAGAAGAGGAGCGGCTGCTCGGTGTATCACTTACCGGCATTCTTGACCATCCTACTCTTTGGGCTGACAAAGCTCTGCTTAATGAACTGCGGGACCTCGTGGTCGAGACCAATAAGACTTGGGCTGGATACCTTGGCATTCCTCAGTCTACTGCTACTACTTGTGTTAAACCCTCGGGTACTGTATCACAGCTTGTTGATTCTGCCAGCGGCATTCATCCTCGCTGGTCTGAGTATTATGTGCGTACGGTGCGTGGAGACATTAAGGACCCGCTTACTCAGTTCCTTATTGAACAAGGAGTCCCGAATGAGCCGGATGTTACGAAGCCTCAGGATACGGTGGTATTCAGCTTCCCTCAACGCGCACCTGACGGGGCCACTGTCCGTGCGGATATTACAGCTGTGGATCACCTCGAAATTTGGAAGACTCTCCAAGAAGAATGGTGTGAACACAAACCCTCCATCACCGTCAACGTCAAGGAAGACGAATGGATGGATGTTCAGGCGTGGGTTTGGAAAAATTGGGACATTCTTTCTGGCGTGTCATTTCTTCCTTACAGCGAGCACACCTACAAGCAGGCCCCTTATCAAGAGATTGACAAAGAGACCTATGACGCTTGGGTACAAAAAAGCCCCGCCCATATTCAATGGGAGAGGCTGAGTGAGTTCGAACTAGAGGATAACACTACAGGTTCTCAAGAACTGGCATGCGCTGCTGGCTTCTGTGAGATTATCTAAACTAAAAGGCCCACCTAGAGGAAACTCCGGGTGGGCCTTTTTTTGTGTTTAACGCCTGCCCATCGTGGCAGTTCTGCCGGGCCGCATGCCAGAACGTCCTCGTGACATCGTTGTTGACCTGCGTGGCATTTCCCGCACTATGTCACTTACACCAGAGTTGCCATATCGCAAGTCAGGCTGCACGAATGCTGGGCCTGCTTCGCGCATGAAGGTGGGACTACGGGACAACAGCGAATTCACCCGATGCATGCCTCGCCGGTCCTCGATGTTACCGCCGCGACGGCCACCCTGCCACCTCATTATACAAGACCCTCGAGGTCTGCTGGTAGAGCCCGGCGGGGAGCCAGTACAGCGCCGTTGACAGAGGTAGCCACCCCGCGCGACTTCTCGAAGGACCGCATCGTGCCTAGACCCAGCATGGCCGCGATAATGGGCCAGATAGCGTCGGCCTCGAGTGCTGGCAGTTCATCAAGACCAAAGATAGCCTTCAGCAACGGGGACACAATCCACGTATAGCCAAGAGCCACGCCGCCCGTCCAGCCGATAAATGGACGCCACCCAGCCACAAAGAGGTTGGCATGTGTCGCCTCGGTCTTGTTGATGTCAATCTGACCAAGGGCCAGTTGAGTTTCTTGTTCCTCCGATTTAGCCGCCAGTTCCATGATCTTGAGATCAAACTCGCGTTGGGCCTCGGGGTTCGGTAGCACTTGGCGTACGGCAGCACCGATTTGAGTTATGAGGTCAGTCCATGGAAGGCTCATCGGCGGCGTCCAGCAGCACTCCGAGACCGACGAGCCGCACCATCAGCAGTCCGTCCAGCACTAATTGCACTCTGTCGCGCCGTCTGACCCAGCGAGCGCATAGCCCTTCGATCCACATCTTGAAGACTTGGATCGAGGCTCCTTGACCGAATACCCCAGTGATGGGCAGATCGATTTGAATCAACTTCACGTCTACGGGCATCACCAGCCCTAAAGCCTTGACGCCGAGCTTCGCCCATCCGGGCCCCACCAACGGCAGCCCTTATAATAGCCGTGGCACTAGCGAGTCTTGCAGTTCTTGCAGGCATTAGCCCATCTCCATCATTTTAGCCAGACGGTTCGCCCGTTGGCCCACTTGCTTAGCCCACTTGGACAAAAGCATATTAGCGGCGGCCCTCTTATATTCACCTGTTTCGATGAACTTGAGGGTATTCTTGAACCCGAGCAGTCCTGCCATACCGAGATTAAATCGCATATTGACAAGAACGCGACGGCGTGAGTCGGACAGAGAGCGCCACCAAGGCAGGTTCTTATCGAGGTCCTCGACGCACTCCTTGATGTCATTCATCAGGAGGTAGTCAATTTCCTCGTCGGTCAGCTTGCCACCCTTGCGCTTGTCAATGAGTCGTCCCACGCCGATGGTCCAGTAGCCGAGGCTGTCCTGGTAGGCATGTGGGATGACGCCCTCATCGCGCCGAAGTTCTTTAATTAGTTGTAGGTCATTCTCGTTCATGCGAAGATTTCCGATTTAGCAATATGGATGGCTTTGCGAATGGTCGCGTAGTGGATATGCCGATAATCCCTGTTCAAATGCAGGAAGATTTCATCGGGATTCCAGACGCCACGGGCCATCCATGCCTTAGCGTCCAGAATCAGTTCGGGTAGTTTGGGCACTTTATCGGTTCCAATAGTCACGGATTGATTGGGCAAATTGTGCCGCCGTCATATTAAGGTTGCCGCCGTTGCGAGTAACTGCAGATTTGGCTACGCGCTCAGCACTGTTGCCGTACTCCCGCTCATAGAAGGGCAGGAGCACCTCCCAAGCCGGTTTAGAAGCGTTAGCGGGCCTCAATAGTGCCGCACCGCCGCCAGCCCCCTGCTGGTACATTACGTACTGGTCAGCTGGGGTCGGCTCACGCCCAAGAGCAGCCCTTGCCCCTCGCCCGGCTTCGAGCCAGTGGTCAAGACCCGCTTGGACATTCTCCTGCCAAGAGCCGTTGAAGCCCTTGACTTGGAAGACGCCTTGGGCAGTACCGTTGTCCGCTTCGGTGTCCCAGCCGCTCTCCTTCATGGCGAGACGGTTGGTAACTTCCCAAGGAACACCAGCCGCCTCGAACGCAGTCCGGGCATGTGTCTGCACCTCAGTACGCGGGGGCGCTACCTCCCTATTCGGAGCCAACGGGTTGTCTGCCATATCAGTGACAAATTCCTCGACACCTCTGCGAGCCAGAGCCCGGAGATTAGCAGCCGCTTCTTGACTTGTAGCCGGACCACTCATGGAACGCTGAGCAATACGGGCGGGAGTCTCGCCGCGAGTCCACAGGGCACGACGCTCTTGGAGGCTAAGACCCGAAACATTCTCGTCATACTTGTCAGTATTCTCGAGGTGACCCAAGGCGAGGTTAGCAGCAGCCCGACGGTTCTGAATGTCTTGCGGGATGCGGTCGGCCTCGAGCATTTGCTCATACGAGGGAACACCACCGCCAAGTGACGGCCCAAAGCTGCTTCGACCAACGCCTTCCCGTTGTGTCGCCGCCCAACGCTCGTAAGCGTCACGATCAAGCACCGCCCTATATGCCCCGTCTTGCCACCGGACTTGGTACATAGAGTCAGGAATGGGACGAGTAGCCAGCATAAGGTTATGAGCAGCAGTGCCACGACTGGCCTCAGCCAGAGCAGCCCCGAGTTCCGGGTTGTCTCGCATAGCCATTTCTAGGACACGGCGAGACTCAGGCCGGGCATAAGTGTTGGTAGCCGCATAGAGAGACGCGCCAGTCACCGTAGTCGGCTGCAGTTCACCTGCGGCTTCAATAGTGTTGCCAAAAGCAGTCATCCACGCAGGAATCTCGCTGGCGTCACCCCCGAGGACTGCACGTTGCGCCGCAGCAAGAGCCCTCGAGTTTTGACGGATAAGGCCGGGAGCTTCTGCAGCCGTATAGTCTTTCAGGCTCGCAGTGCCCTGTAGGTATTCGACCATCCGAGCAATGTTCATGCCAGCTTGAGGTGCTAGCGGGTCCCACTGCGAGAGTTCCCGCCTAGTATTAGCGATTACCTCAGCATTCAGCCCACCAGTAGGTTCACCAGTCGTCAAGCCTTCAATAATAGCATTCGTCCGTGCAGGCCCAAGAGCCCCTTGAATGGCGGCAAACATCGGAAGACTACGAGACATATTAATTTGGAGCGAAGCCGCAAGAGCCCGGGCCGAGTTAATATTCTGCGTAACATTGCCGGTAAACAAAGCCGTCAACGCAGTGTCTTGAGAATCAAAGAAATCTTCAATCTGCTTGCGGGTATCTGCCGTACGACCATTCGTAGCCGCATCTACAAGAGCCTGACGACGAGCCTGTGCGAGGCCAGCCCTCATAGTCGTAACCGTTTCAGACAGATCGGCCTGACCCATGGCGTCATCACCAGTTACGGCGATGGCCCGCTCAAGAGACCCGAGAACAGAATCAACACGAGTCCCGTATTGGGAGATCACGTTGTTGAAATAATCTTGTTCATTTTGGGCGGACTCTAGTGCACCAACAGTGCGACCCTCAGCTCGGTCCTCTTGTTGGGCTTTTCTCTGGGCTTCGATACGAGCCGCATCGGCACGGAGGTTGACAATAGTACGGCCCCGGCCCACCAGATCATCAAACGAACGGCCTTCCGGGTTTTCACCAGCCTCAATAGCTACGTTATACATAGCCGTGCGGCCAGCGATCTCCGCAGCACCTTCAGCCTCGGCAGCCGCCTGTTCAACCTTAATACCTCGGAAGAGGTAATGGTCGATGCCCTGCGATTGCATGAACGTCGAGAATTCAGCACGCTGGTCGGGGAACCTCTGGAAGAAGTCTGCTACCGTAGACTCAATAGCGAGTTCATGAGCTGAAGGACTGGCTCGACCTTGGCTCACAGCCCGGCGAACCCGGAGGACATTATCAGCCGCAGCCTGCATGTCTGCCGAAATGGCCTCACCGCCGAGATTGATAAACTCAGGGACAGGGGCATTGAAAGCCTCTTCAGTGAGTCTAGTGTTCTCTCGGCGTTGAGTCTCAAAAAGACCGCCAGCGAACTCGTCCTGTGCCGTCGCAGCGGCATCCAGACGGGCTTGACGGGCAGCCACATCCGAACGCTGCTGCATCCGGTCACGAAGGTCTAGAGCTTGAGACGCACTTTCTACCAGCCCCGAGCCGAAGTTAGCAAGGGCTCCGAGAGCACTAGGGCCAGCCGGGCCGGGGTCAACGATAGGTTTCCCGGAGTTAACCCCATTAAGGGCTTCAGTCAGTTTCGCCATTGGTTTCCGTTTCTAGTTGGTAGTTTTCATAGTATTCGACAAGACCCGCGTAGTAGCTATCAGGCGTATCAGCTTGGACGCGCTCGAGGGCTTCACGGAGAATGTCTGGCGGCGACATGCGGGCCAGAAGATTAATCTCTTCCATGATCGTCTCACGCTGGTCCGGCCTGTTTCTCAGGTCCAGCCGATAATTAGTGAACTGTTGCGACAGCTCTTTAATCTGCTGGGAGCGTTTGGCGCGGAACTGCGTAATGACTTGGGCCGTCTCCATCTCAGCAGGACTGATGCCGAGCGCCGTAGCAAAAGCTACTTGGGAAGGAAGATCACTAACTTGTGTCGCCCCGGAACCGGACCTCAGCGTTCCGTATTGATGGACGAGATAGGCGTTATAGAGGTTACCCATTGACGATATGTTCGACGCCAGACGAATAAGTGCCTCGCCGCGAACAGCCATCGACCGGTCACCAGACTCAGCCCTCATGTATTCAGCAATAGGGCGAAGAACATCTGTCCCCACCTTACCTAGAATATTGAAGGAAGCCCCACCGATCATGTCGGCAGGAGTGACCTCACCATAGGAAGACATCCCCATGATGTTCTTAACCGTATCTGCGACCCAACCACCAGTGCCGAATCGCTTGCCGACCATAACGTCAGCTCCTGTGAAGGAGTAGACAAGCTGGTCAACAATACCACGATCTAGGACCGCAAAGGGGCTGTCGGCGGGGTTACGGCTCAAATCAAGAGCACCGCCCTCCATTACGAGGCTGGGGTCCTCAGTTTTGAAGTAGGACGTAACAGCACCGGCAAGAGGGACACCAGACGTTCCGTAGAACAAGGTTTGGAACAGGGCCAGTCGCATTTTCTGGGCACGGGTGAAGTTGGACCCGCCCCATGACCTAGGCATCATCGCCTCGATCATCCGAGCGTTATAGGCCCAGAATTGGGTCGGGATGCTGAGGACACCTTTCTGCCACCAAGCACGAGACTCACGGGTCATGTTCATGGCAAAGTCATCGGAACGACCAGCAAGAACAGCCGCAAATTCAGCTGAACCTATTTTATGTCCAGCGCCTTTAGCTTCGTCCCACGCAATACGCCAAGCGATCATACGGTTCCAGCGTTCGGCTTCGTTAAAGAAGAAACGCCCGGCCTCGACTATTTTGTTTGCGCCAGTAGCAAAACCATCCATGGTGGCGTGAGCCCCGAGGTGGTCGATGACAGCATGCGAGCCATTCAGGTCGAAGAAGCCCGAACGGGCAGCCGAACGAACAAACTGCTTGAATTCCGCAGGGTCCGTGAAGCCACCAGTCGTGTGGACTCCGCGCTTAATCAGTTCGTCGACGCGAGCCTCAAAAGCTTCCTTAGAAAGAGATTTACCACCGAGTGCAAACCGCATCGGCATGATGAGCGACCAACCCTGCATCCCGAGTTTGGGGGACAGAGTCGTGGCCGCAACAGCGGTGCCGAGCTGCAACGGGAACTGGGCGAAGTTGCCGAAGCCCATCTTCAGGTCAAAGACAAAACCCTTGAGGGCCGAGACGGGGTCCTTATCAGCCATCCAGTCAACACCAGATGCAAGGCGGCGGACTGAGGGTACAACGCCATCAATCTTATCACCGAGCACCATCTCGCTCAGACGACGTGACCATTGTTCGGCGGCCAAGTCATTCGGGGTCTTCCAGCCGAGGGTTCGCATGATGATCTCACGCTGAGCCAAGGCTTCGCTGCGCATCTTGTTGAGGTGGGCATTGCCACTTTTCAAAGGTGCGTCAAGGAAAGTCCGGATGCTGTTCCAGTCATCGGGTACAGATGTTGTGTCAATATAGTCTGCAAACTTCTTCATCCAACGCTCGACAGCCGTCACCTTGTAGTCCCCGAACGAGGTCAAAGAGGCGATGTTCATCAGGCTTTGGTTAATGGTCTCATACGGGTCCAACAGCGTAGCGCGGCGACCCATGAAATCAGGTAGTGCCTCACCCTTACGACCGGTGTACATACGACCAGTGGTACGCAGGAAGCCGTTAAGACCACCCTCTTCCATGTCAACAAACTCGAGGTTATTGCCGACATTAGAATACTCGGACGGCAGCTCACGATCATAGTGAACTTCGAACGGGACATTCCGTTGGTAGGCCATGTCGGGGTCGTCAAACCGTGCTGCAAACTCCTTAGCACTCGGGAACCCGGCCTCACCGCCGAAGATGTCATCTATCACGCCCAGATCACTCGGGTCATTCAGATAGGCCAGACGGGCGGCCTCCATACGGGACGCCCAATACTTAGCCTCTGCCCTAGTCTTGGCAACGATATAAGTATTAGGATTCTCTAGAAACTCCTTGCCGGTGTCCATCTGCTTACCCCAGACAGTCTGACGGACAAAATATTTACCCTCATACATACGGTGACCGCCAGCGCGATAAGCAATCTGGTCCCGGCGAAGGTCTTCGACGTGCAAGTCGTTACCCTTGACGAGGAAGTTCTTAACTGTCGTACCATCTGACATTCTCAGGGGGGCTTCGAGCGAGATCAGTTGGTACCCTTGCCCTTTAAGGCGGGCCCAGACTTGAGGCGGAAGTTCACCGCTCTCGTAGTGCTTCCCGGTCGACACGTTGAAGATTCTCGATACGGGTGGTTTGTCGCGCAGCTCGCGGTCAACAATAGCATTAGCCCTAGGGACTGTGCCCCGGCCGGTGTCAAAGGAGACCGTCTTGAAGCCACGGTTATGTCGCGTGATGTAGGCATCGTCTTGACGCAGAGCGAACTCCATGTCATTGATGTCCTCCATAGCCTTGTACGCCTTGCGCTCAAGCTCCGAGGGAGACCGTTTGGCGAGCCTCTGATACATGATTTCGAATTCATCAGGGTTGAACCACTGACCGAGGATGTCCCCGGCCTGTGAAACCTGAGCCAGAGTACGACGCTCCGCCCCACCAAGACGCGCAAAGGTGTCTGCATAAGGCTCCATCAGAGTCTTCAGCAGATGACTACGAGCACCCCCAGCACGAGCAGCGAGGTTGGCAAGAGTCACATCACCGACATTACGGGCACCCAGAAGGAACCGCAGAGGACCACTCTGCAGGACATCGATCATGGGCGAGAAGAAGCCGGTCTCAGAGATAGCCTCTCGGGTCCGGAAGAACCATTGGCCTGACTCGTCTTGAATAGCTTCGCCTTCTAGGGCCTTAGAGCTGCCAAACCTGTTAGCTTGACCAGCATTGGCGAAACCACCACCGTCGGCACGACCCATAGTAAAGGCAATATTCTTTGTCTCACGGCCACCGGCCAGCTGCACAGATTCAATCTGCACATCCTTGACCTCTCGTCCAAATTGACTCTCGAGGCGCGTCTGGATAGTCCGTTGGGCAGCCGCCAATTCATCAGCACTAAGGCGGGCCGAGGCTTCCAGATCAACGTGTTGAGCCAGCAACTCTTGACCACGACGACCACGAGCCAGTGACGAATTGACATCAACAGCAATAGGAACCGAGGAGGCAACGCCCTCCGGGGCAATAGCCGAGACCTGCAGGTTGTTGGCCAGTTGCTCCGGGGTCATACCATTACGGGCAGCCGACTCCGCGCCCTCTGTCAGAGCGAGACGAAGAGCGTCAACATTGAGATCAACAGCAGCACTACGAGCACCGCCACGGATAAGTGACGAAGTCAAGTTGCCAGCCAGCTTGAAACCCTTAGTCCACGGCACAAAACCGCCAAGATCAAGAGCACCCCAAGCGTTAGTTTCGAACTCGCTTGGGGTCCTGTCGATGAGACTAGTCATCAGTTCAAGCTGCTCGGTGTTGTTGGTATATCCAAACAGCGTAGCGTTTTCGCGCAGGTTTTCGAGGAAAGGTCCCTGAAGGAACTCCGCCATTTCTGCAGGGCTCATATCGTAGAGAGCCTCAGACTCACTGCGGAGACGTTGACCCGAGAACAAGCTGTCGTACCAACGTTGAGTCACGTCAGCAGTATCCACGTTGCCCGTGCGGCTCGCACCGTAGAGAGGGACAATCGCCATAGCAAAGTCAGCCAAATGGCGCATCCAGCTTTGCTCTTCGACAGTGAATTGCTGACGCTCTAGGGCAGCCATTAGCATCTGTTGCTTGGCTTGGTAGTCGGCCACAACATCAAGAGCCCCGCCGCGATCAAGGTTCATCAAGTAGATGCGGGCCTCGGCAGTGCGGCCAGTAGCGGCTAGGTCTTGGATACGTCGAACAGCTCGCTGCTCAAGCGCGTAGTTTGCCTCTTCTTCTGCCTGCAGGTCCAGCGTCTGAGTATAGGCCAGCAGAGCGCCTTGGCGAAGTTCGTCATCGTCTCCACCGACGTTCTCACGCAGAAGGTCTTCGTAAGCAGCAGCACGGTCCTCAAGACGCTCATTGGCAATCTGCACTCGAGCAGCCCTGTCCCCCATCAACTCCATCGAGTTGCGGTACATCTGCGTGGTCTCACGCAGGGCTTGGATGGTCGTACCCTCTTGATCGGGACGGGGCCGGGCAGCCAGAGCCGCCAATTCAGCAGTTCGCTGGGCCGCTTCGGGGGACATGACTCCGGGAACTTCCGCTTCAATCCCTACCTGCGAAAAGGGGTCCGGTGCTGTAGGCTCTTCAAAAAGATTCATTAACCACCACCTGCAGCACGAGCACCAGCGTTCTGGGCGTTACTGATAAATTGTGAGACAGCCGCGTAACCGCGCTGCTTAGAGTCATAACGAGCGGCGTTGCCGAGAGCCTTAGAGGCTTGGTCGGAGAAGAAGCCGTATTGGTCGAGGAAGCTGACATTGTCCGCCGCCTGTGCCGCAATAGAACTCAAGCCGCCCTGCGACCCGGACGAAGCCGAGACACCTTGGTTGGCAGCCGCATTCTGGGCCGTACCATAAGCCATACGAGCTTCACGGACAGCGTCACGCTTGGCTCGTGCATTCTGCAGGTTGACTTGCTTCTGTTGGAATTCAGCAGCTTTACGCTGTTCTGCCGCAGATTTCTCTCCGGCTTTATAAGCTTTGCGCTGGAAAAAACCGTTAATGGCTGACATTAAAGAGCTTTCAAGTAATGGACTTCTAGTGGCGAATAGCCATTGCGAGTGAGGTTATTGGCAAGACGCGAGGCGCTCTCATCGTTGAGGGTGGACATCTCGACAGCCGAGGCTCCGTTGTCCTTGCCCCATTGTTCGAACGCTTCACGCAGATAAAGACCGCCCTCATCGGGGGCCCACCACGCGATCTCTGTTGCGACCAGCACGTGCGGCGCAAAGAAGAGAGGTGTGAGGGCCCCCGCGATAAAGCCGTGTTCACTCAGGATTATGCAGCCTGTAGCCATGAGTTCTCGGATGAGTACCCGGACAGATTCATCGTCGAACTGAACACTGCGATATGGGCTTGCGGCGAAGAACGCCCTAGACATTTCCAGAATACGCTCTTCGTCGGCAGCTGTAGCAAATCTAGTCTTCGGTGTTTCCTTCGAAGGGGACAGACCATCCGAGGAGATCAAAGTCTTTTCCAATTTCATCGCTTTCAAATCTAAATTGAATCGCCTTACCCGAGCCGCGCACCTTATTCTTGGAGACGACAATAGGAAAGCCGGTATCAAAAGTTAGGTCATCATCAGAAAATTGGGGCTGACGGCGATGCCGATAAACCTGAATTTTGCTAGACCATTTGTTAGAGTTAGACGTACTAGCCCAATCCCACTTCACTTGGAAGTAGCAGCTTGAGGGCTTGTCTACAGTATAGTCGTCACCATCGGCCACGTAGTTCTCTTCGGTGCGCCTCAGATAGCAGAACACATGGGGTGCCTGCTTCTTTCTCATCGCATCTTCGAGCAGCTCGTAGCCGGTCTCGACGAAGCTCATGTAAGCCGTGCCAACACCGTCGTAGGCGTACCAGTCAGCAAACTCGGAACTCTTGAAGTAGCCGAAGGTGAACTTGTAGTTACCGCTGACGGGAACAGCGCACAGATACTTGATGAAGGAGCTACGAATGGACTCTTGGTCAGTCAACTCATTCAGAGTCAAGGTGATAAAGATATCGCTGATATAGGGTCCGGCAGTTTCCACGGTCCACGGGTAGAAGGCCCCCAAGGTCATGTCGAAAGTGAGGACACGATCATACATGTAGTCGCTGGGGGTGGTACCCGAACGGAACAGCCACTGGACAGAGTTGGTGGCCGGGTCGTAGACGCCCTTAGCGTACCGCTTCGAGGCTTCCGGGATATCGTGGGTATAGAAAGATTGAATAGTTTGCTCAGAGACGTTGGTGCGATCAAATGCGCCTTCGACAGGACCGAACATCCCAGACTTCTGAGACATACCGATGATACCGACGCGGGACCACCAGAAGATTTGACCCTCGGCCTCCACGATGGAGTCGGGTGAATCCGTACCGATTGGGTTAACCTTCGAGACGCTGATATCGGTTGCCGTGAAGCCCGCCTGCGTCCCGCTGATGTACCAGATACCGTTAGTGCCGAAGACCAGAATACCTGAGCCCATGGGGACCAGCTTGACGGCCTTAGCCATTTCTGGAATCGGGATGACACCACCATCAGAAGCAATCAGGTCACTGATGTCCTCAGCGGTCGGGTCGGCCTCTTGATAGCAGAAACCGGCCTTTGCTTTGTCATCCATTACCTGACTGAAATAGACAGTTGAGTTACAGGCGTACCAGACGCGGCCAGCAAAGAAGGACACCGTGGGCGGTCGGTCCGTGGTGGCGTCCACAGGGATGTTCGAGACACCCGAGATGGCCGTACGGTCCGTATAGAAGGCGTCGACAACGAAGTGGCCTCGGATCGTGCGGGTCGTTCCGGTGAAGAACTTGCCCAGCAGCACGGGGTCGAAGTCGTTAGTCGTTGCATCTTTGGCTACCCACCATGCCTTGTTGTTGGCCGGGTATTTACCGAACTGCGTGAAGTAGGCAGTGATGACGGCAGTGGTCGGGCCGTTGTAGGTGTCTTGACCACCGAAAGAGTCGAAGTACTGGACAGAGCTACCGGAGCCACTGTTGCGGGGGTCCAGCCAGCCTTGGTTCATAAGATTGTACTTATGAAGGTCGGTCAGCGTCGAAGGCTCTTCATCGTTGGCCAGACCGTCGTTGACACCTTGGAAGTCCCGCATCTGAATGTAGATACGTTGCGTGGCAATGGTATCCGTGTCGGCATCGTACTCGATCAGGAACGGCTCAAGCTTTTCACCAACGACAAACAGATAACCCTTACCGCCGACCATGGAGACCTCACTGAGGTCGAGGTCAGTCTGGTTGGGGGCCCCGAAGTCATTAAGGTCCACGGAAAACGACTTTAGCCCACTGGAAAGCGGGCTTTGGCTCAGATCGTAGAAGTAAATCGACGTTCCGATGCGATGCACGAGGAAGTTAACCGTGGCATCGTTATTGACAGATTCCCAGCGATAGGTGCGGGTGCTGTAGGTGGCGGGGCTGCTATAGACGCTGAGTGCGTAGTCGTCCTCAAAGTCCATGCCGAGACGACGGCTGCGATTACCCTTGCGGAAGATTACGCAGTTGTCCTCATCGATGGAAGCGTCAGGCGGATACGTGAGAGCCCCGGCCTCAGTGATGAGACCTTTGACGAAGGTTCGATATAGGCGGTTAGTCTTAGCTCTTGCCATGGAACTCCTTGCCGGGGTAGATGGCTTTGCCCCACTTGTCTTTAGATTTTAGAAAATTGATTAGCCGGTCTTCGCAGAGTCGAAATGACGTAAAGGAGCCTCTAAGGTTTCTGGGAAGAGGTCCCCTTGGCCAGCGATGGATGCTGAAGGTGGGTCCAGCCTGCTTGATGCGATATTCTTGGCGTCCACTCGAGACATACACAGCCTCGTTAGAGACGCATCGTAGGGCTCTGGGGTGTACCCCTTCGGCAATGAGATCATCTCTTACGCCCATAATCGGGAAGCCTATCAATAGGTCGAACCGTGCCAGCCTTGAACCGGCTGTTCATGTTGACGACCTTCTGGTTGCGAGCGCGGCGCTCTTCGGTGCTATTGGAGACCTGCTTGAAGTTGACGAAACAGGCGGCTTTAGCCTCGGCCAGAAGTCGCGGGAACATGTCCAGCGGCAGCAGAGGGACAAAGTTGTCGACCATCTCAAACGCCAGCGACCGTTGACCCCAGCACAGCGTCTTGCTTTGCATGAGGGTGGATTCGGTCGCACTGTCCCAAGCATCAAAGACAAGCGTATCGTCATCGAAGCTGGTATAGTATACAGGGTCTCGGTCATTAAAGATGGCGAGACTTTCAATAGTCGTTACTTCATCACCGTCACCGCGCTGGGCCACGTAGTTGATGAAGTCGAGAGGCGTCTTGTACGTGACGGTCTCGCCGTTATAGCGTACCCACTCAACGCGCTCCACATCGCTGGGAACGGTCATGTAGTTCGGCAGATCGACATCACCGCTGGCGTCCAGCTTAATGATACCTGCACGACCCGGGATATCCAAGCCGACCGTAATGTACTCATAGGTCTCACGGATGACCTCGGCCACCTGCAGAGACTCGACAGTGTCCCCGATGGAGTTGACCTCATCAGAGTCCATCGCACTCAGGATATTCTGAGTCATGTCGAGCAATGTTTTCTTAGCCATTAGAAGGTTTCCATAGTTACTTCGACCGTATTCGAATCAACAGCGACAGCGGCGGCATCTGTTACAACGCATTTGTACACGGCCGAGTAAGAGGCCCCAGCAGTCCCGAGATAGGCCGAGAATAGCGTTGAGCTAGATGTACCATTAATAGGGCCGACTTGAGTATCACCAGAGACCCGGGTCCAAAGATACGTGTAGGGAGCGACACCGCCAATAACAGTAACCACGCCCGCTTGAGAGCTGACAACCGTACCAGCACCTACCTTGAATCCGGCTAGAACGGTAGGGCTCACGGTAGCCCCTAGGGCTGGCCTGCCGGTAGAAAGTACAGCTAGGGCCCCGCTCATTAGGTGATCCCGGTGCCGGAAACGTACCAGCTGTTGGTGTCAAGCTTCAGCAGAGAGGCGATGCCATGTTGGGCCAGAGTCTTGTTGCCGTCCGTCGAGCTGCCGCCGATGCGGAGAGCTACGCCAGAACCACGAGCAAGAGTGACCGCACCAGAGCCAATATTCGCGACTACGATTACGGTGCCCGACGGATAAGCCACGTCGGCATTCGGCGGAATAGTCCACGTATGCGCAGAGGCTGAAGTGTGCAGAACGGTCTTACCCGAATCTTGAAGGACAAGGGTATAGGTGGCGTCTTGGGTGTTTAGTGGGGCACCACGGAAGCCGATGCTGTCCGAGTTCAGGGTCGTAGCCGTAGCCGTCAGACGATAGTCGACAGTGCCACTCAGAGTAGCCCCAGCAGACATGGATACTAGAGCCGTGGTGGCCAAAGTGCCCGAGAAGGTGAGGTTACCGTTCAGGAGACCTAGGGTGGCCCCAGAGGTGCCCGTAGCAACTACAGCGGCAGAGCCCAGCCCGAGGTTGGTTCGGGCCGTAGCAGCGCTGGCTACGTCGCTGAGGTTGTTGGTGGATAGAAGATCGCCGAGGCCGGAAATCTGAGCCGGAGTCTTCCAGTTCAGGACCGAGCCGTCATTGGACATGATCTTACCCGAGTTACCTGTCAGTGACGGAACAAGGGTGGCATCGACAGACAGAGCCGAAGCAATGTCAGAATAGCGGGCCGCATCAGAACCGCTCACGGGGGCCGCGAGGTTAATGATACGGTTGGAGTTCATGTCAAGCGGCACGCCCATGGTGTTGGGGGTGGTGCCGTCGCGGCTTAGGGTGTTCTCGAGGGCCGTCTCAATTGCAGCCGCGTTCGCATTCAGAGTTTGAATGGCGCTGGCCTCAGATTGCAGACTAGCAATGTCGTCTAGAACTAGCTTGGCCATGTGACTACCTTAGTTAGAATACCTATGATGAACGAAATAGCACCGGCAGCACCGAGTTGCAACATTCGCCAATCTTTGAGTTGCGCGACATCTTTACGAAGTGCCGCGATTTCGATATCTTGTGACGCCTCCTTCAGATCAAGTTTGGAATTAATTGCGGCGAGTTGCGCCTCGATATGTCCCAGCTTGTACATAATCCCCGGGCTGTTCTCGTAGTGTGTGATTTCCTGTGCGATGTCCATGTCGTTACCAACAAAAAGGGGGCCACCTCATGGCAGCCCCCTAATGTTAATTCCTAGTGATTACGAATCGCCGAGGGGGTCGATGTATTCAATCAGGATGCGACCAGTACCAGCGGTAAACGTGCCAGCAGCAGTCAGAGCGAGGTAACCATCAGCGGCACCGATCGAAGCGGTGTCCACGGAGGTGGCGACAAACGCACCGTTGCCGTAGGTTCGACCACCAATGGTGTTCAGGTTGGCGATGGCACCTTCGGTGGCGGTAATCAGACCGTCAGCATCTTGTGCCGTACCGGTCAGACCAAACGTCCCGAGAGCAACCGACGTACCACCAGCCGCAGCAGTCTTGGCCACAATAGTGACCCGCAGAACCGAGGCGTAGGCAGGCAGCGCGCAGTCACCCGTGGTGAAGCCGTCCACGACACCGTCATTGTCCAGATCGGTCGTATAACCGACGCCATCAGCGCCGAGCTTAGTCAGATCATAGTCAATGACAATCTCTTTGATGAGACCGCCTTTGGAGGGCAGCGCACGGGCGCGGTTGACGAAGTTAGCAGGCGTCTTGTAATAATTACCGAACGGGACTTTAAGGCCGTCCGGGTTAGTCCAAGCGCCCGAGGAAGCGTTAGCCATGTTTAATGATCCTTTCTATTAGGCGACGATCGACGGGTCAGAAAGAACCGTAACCAGGTTTTCGCGACGATAGGTCTTCAGGCCATAACGAGCAGTCGTAACATACTCTTCACGCTGGAAGTCCTTGTTGAACTCACCGTCAACCTTCGGCATCTGACGCCATGCACCCATCCACGGAAGGATGTCCTGCGTAGCGGAGAAGAAGAGGTTGCAGACCGAAGCGCCCGTCGAGGCCACCGAGTCGATGGTTTCCGAAGCACCGGATTGGTTGGTACCCGAAAGAGCCAGTCGGTTCGAGGTATAGACATCGAAGCCGTAGACGTTACGAACAAAGCGCATACCCGAGCCGAGACCCGATTCGATGATGCCTTCCCAGCGGGGGTTGTTCGACACGTTGGTCAGGTTCGTCAGGGTGTTCAGGACGTACTCGACCGAGGGGTCAACAATGGCGATCAGGTTCTGGTCCGGCACGTTCGCCTTCTTCAGCGAGTGCAGAGCCCGAGCAAAGTCAGCGACGCCGATAATCTGCTTCGAGTTCGAAGTCGTGCTACCGACGAATCGGTGGGCAGCGCCGTTAATCGAGTTCAGGTTGGCAACAGTCTGACCGTTCGAGGTACCCGGTTGACCCTGCTTGAGGATGTCAACTTCGACACGCTCTTGGATGGCGCGGGCCATCGAGGGGACAAACGAGGCTTCCAGCTTCGCCGAGTAGAACGCGTCTTGACGGTCCTTCTGGGTGATGTAGGTAGCCGAGCTGATGTAGTCGGTGATCGAGAACTGGAACTCACCGGTATCCAGCGCATTGTACTGGATCGCAGTGTCTTCCACGTAATCGTTCACATCGAGAGTGCCGATCGACGGGATGGTGAACGTGCTGCCATCAGGGAAGCCGCTCAGCCAGTCGACGTATTTGGTGGCCATCAGTTGATCTTCAAGGATTCGCTTGAGATCACCAGACCAGATTTCGGAACGAATCAGGGCGTCCGAATTAGCGGTAGTCATACCAGCCATTAAGTCTTATTCCTAAGTATAGAAGGCATCCCCTAGACGCTGCGCGTCCTTGAAGCGTGCCTGTTGAATTTTAGGTTTATAGAAGTTGGTGTCACCGATTTCAAGCCGAAGCTTTTCATAATAGGCGGCAGTCCCTTCCTTTACACCCGGTGCGTGAGTTTGAAGCGCAACCGGATTAATATCCCCACGAGGGGCCGGGCTTTGCTTCGGCGCAGTTTCGAGCTTCATCAGTTCGTAGAAAGCGTTGGGGCTCTTAGAGGCCGTCTCTTGCAGGTACGCAATAGAGACGCCAAGTTCCGCAGCACGATCTGCGACCAGTTTGTTAGCTGCATCCGGCGAACCATAGAGTTCGACAAGACGCTCACCAACAGCTTTTGCATTCGCTTGTGAACGCTCAGCGGCGACACGTTGCTCTTGCGCTTTGATAACACGCTCAACCAGTTCGTCCTCATTAAGAGGCTTAGCCGGTTCCCTAGACGCTGGTGTGGCTTCTCGGGCTGGGGCAGGGTTGGCGGCTTCGCGGGCCTCCCGCAGTAGACGTTGGGCCTCGATTTCTACATCTTTAGCTGCCAGAGCATCCCTCGCACCAGCGAGTTCTTCTTGCAGTTGGTTGATGAAGGCGTCTTTATTGGCCAGACGTTCTTGGGTGACTTGGTCCGGGGTAGGGGTCGCTACGGGATCAGGCGCGGGGGCAATGAATCCATCGGTCATGGAAGTATGTTCTACCTTTTGTCAAGATTAGTAAGTTGGAGTATTTCGTTGTATGCACGCAAGTAACCGTTCTGGTCAGCTTGCTTGAAGGCCCAAGAAGGACAATCGTAGTCAGCTTCTTGAGTCTTTACCCCATTCTGAATAGTATTGTAGCATACTTCTCTTAGAATGTCAAGTAGTTTTTGAGAATTTACTACAATATTTTTAACTTCTTCTTGTTCAGCCTTGGGGCGATGCTGGTACCATCGGGTTTGCATTGTCGGGCATTCCTTGTTCCATCACAATCTGCTGTGCAGACTGCTTAAGTTTTTCAGTTTCCAACATCTCAGAAATCCGGACGTTGTCTTGGACGAGATCGAAGCGTTCCAGTTCCAGAAGCTCCTCGACCAGTTTCGCCAGACCGATACCCGAGATGTGGGCATTGATGGCGGGGTCCTGACCCAGAGGCGACGAAGCCAGCTGCGTGAGGTTCTGCAGGATGTTGGCGTTACGAGCAAAGCGACGAGCACCGATGGGACGGAGCTTACCTTTGGCAGCAATGTCATCCTTGGTGATCTTCATGAACTCGGCAGCGCCGAACTGGTCATCCATAACCTTAATGAGGTCAGACGGACCCATGTTGCGGCGAGCAGTCTCGAGCATGGAGTTCAGGGCGGGCTCAAGGAAGGACTCCTCGAAGTACGCACTCTTGTTGAGGAAGACTCGATTAGCGCCGTTCTCTAGGACTTGAACCTCATAGGCGGTCTTTTCACCCGGAGTACGGAAGCCCATAGCTTGTTTGGGGGCACCGGCCATCTCTTCCATTTTAGCTTCGTAGATGGCGACTTGGGTGTCCGCATTCAGCATGGTGGTGTCAGGACGCAGGAATTCCACGTTGCCTTCGTCACCACAGTAGATGCGTTCGCCGGGGCCGTAGTCAAAGTCTTCAACGTATCCCGTCACCTTCATGACAGGGTGGACGATTAGGTCGAAGGCGTCTGACTTGGCGTTCTCGAGGTGGTCGATGCGGTATTGCATGCCAACCAGATTATCGAGAGGGCCCATAGCGTAGAGGTTGTCAGGACGGAGACGCCAGCCACAATGGAAGATGTTCGGGCGTCCAGTCCATGTATTGCAGGGCTCATTGCGAATAATGTAGCAGCGATCAACAACGGTAATGACGCGATTCTTTTGGAACTCTTGCGTGTCAACATCGTACAGGTCTCCATAGAAGTGGAGCAGTTCGACGTACTCCGACTGGAAGTATTGCAGGAAGGAGCCGAAGCCATCAATCTGGTAGGCGTCAGCCTTCTTGAAGTCGCCTTGGCTGAGACCGGAGAACTGGTGCCGATTCTGCATAACCTTCTCGAAGACCTCGGCGAGATACGCATTCTCGGGGTGGTCTTGGATGTCAGCCTTCAGAGACCCGAGAGACTTAAGCTCCCGGATGATCTTAGGGGCTTCAGCAAACGAAGAGGCCGTAGCGTTAAAAACGATATCATTTGGGGAGATACGCACGAGACGAGGGCCGACAAAGCCTGAATGCTTTTCGCCGGTAATCGAATCTTCGAACTCTTCGGCCACGAACTCCGTCATACAGAAGACGTTGCCGTAGTCGATATAGTCATTCACAAGCTGCTGCACGGTGCCACGATAGCCACCCATACGCATCTTGTTGGCCATATAGGCTTCGATTACTTCGCGCTTAGTCTTGGCCTCCGAGGATTCATCATCACCTTCCCACTTAATAGGACGGTCATTAGGGAACAGAGCCGCCATATAGTTGGCGTTCAGGTTATCCCGAATCTGACAGAGCTTAGGAATGTGGACAGAGTTCTTCCACGGCAGGGCCTCGTTGGAGGTGCCCGAAGTGTCGGTCGCAAAGATGTATTCGCGAATCTCGGCTTTCTCTTCGAGCCATTGATTTCGCATGGACTCCCATTCAACAAACTTGTTGCTGATATGACGAGCCAGATGGTCGGGATTAAGAATGTCCCAGATGTCTAGACTGCGGGTACCAGTGGCCATTACATAACTCTTCCAGAAACGCCGCCGAAGCGGCCATAGACAATATTAGAAGTAGACCCAGATCGGCCACCTTGCATGCCGACGGGAGGTACTGCGATCTCAATAGCCGAGGCCAGAGCATCCATAACGTCGTCGTGGGGCGGGTGAGACAAGATCAGCTCATCCTCGAGGACTTGACAGTTGCCGCCTTTGTAGTGCCAGACGCTGTCATTGTCGTACCGGGGTTCAAGAATCGCAGCAAGTCGCTCTTCTTTAGAGCCTTGGTGGCGGGTCGGCTTGTGGTCCACAACGCTGAGGTGCATACCATATGATCGAATATGGTCCTTGAGCTGGGAGACAATAGCTCTCTGAGCCGCTGTAATTTCTGCGGACAGTTTGCGGAAATCCCATTTGACGTGCAGGTCGAGGATGTGTTTGAAGTATTCACTTATCTTGTCTGTTTTGAAACGATCGATGTCAAGTACGTAGATAAAGCCGTCTCGGTCGATCCCGATGACAACAATAGCCGTATAATCAGATCGAGCTGACTCTGAGTAAGCGAAGTCGACAGCAGCGAATACGTTGAGCTTGCGGTCTCTATACCACCAGGAACCGTTCTGATTGAGCATGTGCTTCTTGTCATAGTACTGGAACTTACCTCGATCGATCCGCATGTCCCCGGGGTCGTTGGGGTCGTTATAGTACTGGGCACGGAACTGTGTACGGTCTAGATACTGTGCGCGCTTACGGGCCAGAATCTTTTGGTCAAAGCCGAACTTCCGACCATCGGAGCGAATCTGGACGGGCCAGAGGAACTCACCAGTGCCGTCACCGTTATTCTCGACAGCGCGCTCGAAGACCTCATAGACAGGTTCACGGTCGACTACGTCATTGTTCTCATCGTACACATCTTCGTGCATGTCGATGAGTTCAGAGTAGAGGTCTTTAGGGTGGTAACGGGTACCACAGGCCCACACAGAAGCGTCACCACCTTGGATGGACGCCAACAGTGAGTACTGGCTCTGGACCTTGTTCCGGCCCTCGTCCGTGTACGCATTCTCGTAGACAACCACATCGTCCATTACCGCCACATCGCAGTGAAGACCGGTCAGGGAGGTTGTCAGGCCGCCGGTAAAGACCGTTGCATCCCGGATACCCTCTTCCCGCCTCTTCGGGTGGTCGATAGCAATTTCCGTATTCGTCCATCGTTCACGCTTCCCTTCTTCTTCATTTACCATTTCAGGCCAGTATCGACGATACACATCGCTGGTCAGAATGTCCTTGATGAACTTAAGTTGCTTCTCGGCAAGGTGGCTGGTAGCGGAGACATAAAGAATCCTGATGTCAGGACGCCTCGTGATCTCCCAGGCCACTCGGAAGGCGATCATGCGGGACTTACCGTGGTCTCGAGGCAGCAGCAGGAGTTGGTGCGTCTTAGCCTCTTGTCGGGTCCACCATGAGCAAAGCTCTACGTGAACGGCCCCCAAGACCTGCTTAGGGGCAATAAGACGAATGAAGGTCTCAAGGTCAGCAAGAGCTGCTTCCTTGATCTGCTCCTTCTTAGTCTCGCGGGTTTCGTTTAGAGCCATTCTTCTTACGTGGATACGAGCGGTTGGCCTTCTTACTTTCCATCCGCAGGTTCCCCTTCCTATTGTCTAGAGGGTTCCCGTTTGCATGGCCGACATCTTTACCGTCACCCTTGCGTGCCTTGCCGGAGCGAATCATTTCAGCCCGGGCCCTGTTACGGGCCATGCGACGCTTGACTTGCTCTGGCTTGGAGTTGTACTTAGCTTGTGCGCGCTGCCTAGCTTCAGTTGCCATTACGCCTTGCCTCCTTTGATAACAGAAAGTCCAATGCGGGCTAGGTCCTCATCTTCCACGGTAAGCGCCTCGGCGGCCCTCTTAAGTTGGCCCTCGAGTTCACTCTTGGAGGGACGACCCTTGGCGTGCTTGTCATACTCAGCCGTCGCAATGAACTTAGCAGCAGCAAGAGCTTGAGCACCATTCTCTCCGTTCATAATCTCGATAGCCTTAGCGATGGCCTCTGACTTAAGTTGGAGATTAAGTTCCGATATCCAGACCTCATAGGCTTCACGGAACCAAGCGCACTTCATGAGACGGAGCCAGTGGTTCCAGTCGCCGAGATACGTCAGAGCCCACTTGCGACCCGTCGGGTCTTTAAGGTTGACAAAGGTAGTCCTGCAATTGATGAGGCCGGGCCGTTCGTCATAGAGGTCAAAGACGGGGGCACAAATGAGGCGGTGCTTGGGCCTGTCAAAGGTCTTCTGGTAGAAGAGAGCCTCGGTGAGCCAGACGCCAGAATCCCCCTTGTAGGGGGGACTCTTAAAGCGCTTTAGTTCAGGATTTTGCATCGACCGTCTGAGCCAGCGCCTGGAGGGCATTTACACAAGCCATGAAGACCGGAGCCTCTCCGCCCTTTAGATCGACACGGGCGAGGAACGCGAGGGTTTGTTGAATAAGTTGATTGTCCATTTTAATTCCTATTAAGCTGCGGTCGTTACTGCTGTCCAAGTGGTCGAACCGTCTGTGTTCACGTACATCCGGTCGCTGGTCCCGGAGCCGTCCGACCGCAGGTAGAGCGAACCCTTCGCAGCGGCCAACGTCGGAGCGCCAGAGCCACCAAACACACCGAAGTTGCTGGTCGAGAACATCTTGATGCCAGCGCCTGCGGTTCCGCCTGCGGGGATCGCTGTGGCCGAGAGCGCCTGCACCCACCCCTTCGCCGTTACGTCGCCCGACGTTTGGCTGACGCGGAAACGCTCAGTGCCCGCACCGTAGAGGATCATCGGGCCGCCGACGTTCAGCACCGCCGTACCGTAGGCAAGCTGCGCACCGAGCGAGTCGTCCAGCTTGACGTAAGCCGTCGTCCCGGTTCCGTAAAAGCGGTTTGATGCCCGAATGTCCCCGGTTACGCTCAGTTTGTCGGTGTCGGTCGTGTTGCCGATGCTGACGTTGCGGGTGGAGAAGACCCGGATAGCCTCAGTGCCGCTGGTCGAGAACGCCAGCACGTTGGCGGACGGGGACCACATCCCCACGTCCAGGTCTCCCGTGAAACTGTAGGTTGGTGCGGCGGCGCTCCCAAGGGCTGCTGCCACCTGTCCGGTGATACCGCCGTTTAGCGTGACCGGGCCGCCGAAGTAGGAGGGAGTCGTGCCTGCCGAATAGAACGCCCAATTGGTACCGCCCGTCGTCAGACTTTCAGCATAGTAGGCATACTGGTTCGTGATAACCGCGCCGCTCGCAAGGATAGGCGCAGCAACGTAGGCCCCGTAACGGTTTGTCACGGTGCCTGTATCAATCGTGGGCAGCGTGAAATACCCGTACATATCGATCATCGTCTGACCAGCAGACGCGGCCAGATACGACGGTCGATCCTGGAACCCGGCCCAGTGGTCATAGGGCTGCCCAGCCATCGTGGTGTAGGCGTCAAAAGCAGCGAAGGCGTTTGAACCGGGGCGGCGGAAGTAGGTGCGCTCCACGAAGCCGTGACCAGCGGTCGTGCTGCTGTCGTTCATGTCGCGGGAGATGACGACGCCGGGATCAGTCGAGGTTGCGCCGTATTGGCCGACAATAACTCGATCTCCAAGCTGGGATGTCATGGTGCCCGGCGTATAGATCAGCCAGTTATTCGTGCCTGCGGTCAGGTCTTCAGCGTAGAAGGCGTACTGGTTGGTGATCGCCCCGCCGTTCGTCAGGGTCGGGGCGGCGACGTAAGCACCGAAGCGGTCTGTGGCCGTGCCGGTGTCGATGCTCGGCAGGTCAAAGAACCCGTACAAGTCCGTCATCGTCTGGCCGCTGGAACCAGCGAGGTATCTGGGGCGTGACTGGAAGCCTGCATAATGGTCGTATGAGTTCCCGACCATCTCGGTGACCGCGTCAAACGCAGCGAACGCTACCCCGCCGCTCCTGCGATACAGGCTCTTTTCAACAAACCCGTGGCCGTTCTCGGTACTCGCATCGAACATATCTCGCGAGATGACAATCCCAGAATCGGTAGAGGTCTGGTCATAAGTACCTACCCGCAGCGGGGCGAGGCCGGTAGTTGCGTCAGTACCCAGCGCAATGATGCCGCCGGTAACGTCAACATCAGAAGCATCTTGCAGAGCCATTGTGCCGAGACCCAGATTGGTCCGGGCCGTAGCAGCACTAGCAAGGTCCGAAAGGTTATTGGCTTTAAGGGCCGCTTGAGTAATGATGGAAGTAGCTTCATCGGCAGCAGCCTCGGCATCATCTACGTAACCTTGAAGATCGCCAAGGGTGGTAACCAAATCAAGGGCCGGTTGGATGTCAGTAAGTCGGGCTGCATCGGTTTCGTCTACAGGCTCGCCAACATTGATGATGCGGTTGTCATTCAGGTCAAGTGCCGCTTCCATCTGATTAGGAGCGGTACCGTCTCGACTGAGAGTGTTGTCAATAGCCTCCTCGATCAAAACCAGATCAGCATTCAGAGCGGTCGTTGAACGATAACCCGACTGAAGAGGATTCAAAGTTAGTTTGGAAATTGGTTCAATCCTTAGAAGATTAGGACAAAAAGAAAGGGGGCCGGGCTACAAGCTCGGGTACCCCTTGAGCAACTCTGCATCAAAAGTAAGCAAGTAAGAGGAGGACAAAGATTAAAAGATTGATAACCATTAAATCCAGTCACCCTTGTGGGTAACACTTACATGAGCTCTCTTGCGCTATGCTCTAATTATAGCATATTTTAAAGACAAAGTCAATAGAGAGAATGACAAATAATTACCTAATACCTTATCGAGACAGCATAAGAGATGGTATCCCCCGATGAGTCACCCTAGGCAGTCCTCTTAGGCGCTATGGAACATCCGATGTAAGCATATCATGTAGACACCCCGAAAGATGGGATACCCCCGAGGCACCTCGAGTTGCATAGGAATTTCTCTAGGAATATCTTTAGGTGTCATATGCAAGAATAAGGCCACCCCAGACCCCCCGGTGCCACCCCTCAAGTCCATCCAAAGCAACCCCAAAGGTTCCACAAGGTTTCATGGGGGTCCATTGAGTATAGACAGTGGCCGTTACTGTTGAGGGACAGATGAGGGACAGATGATGGTGCAAGTAATGGGGTCCGATACTTGTGTGATACACTGAAGTAGGGGAGGGGAGATAACATACGGTTGTATTCATTACCTATCCCTCATTCATGCCACTCCACCGGGAATCCGTGTCAAGCATCCTTTACTTATCACGGCTTTGTGATCGGTATTCCCCGTTTGTTCTGGTTTGTTCACGGTCCGTTGCCATTGACACGGTTCGGGGTATCCCGGAGGAGGGGGGACGTTCTTTGACATCGTGAATAACTAGATGAGCCTCTAAGTAAGAGGGTGGCGGGAGCTATGTCTTAACCCCGAAACCCACTAGCTAGAGAAAGAACAACCCATGACCACACAAACACAATTCAAGTCTGCAATCCGCGCCCTTGGTTTCATCGTTAGTGTCGAGGACGGTGAATACAGGGTAACGCTTCCGGTTCGCTGCTATGGCGGTGACAGTGAAGCAGCCGAAACCGAAGCTTATTACACCAATGACGGACAAGACGCCTTGGACACCGCTAAACAATGGCGGAATGGGATTAGCTAAACGCCTACCACTATTCGCCGCCCTTTTCCTTAGTGCCTCATCTAGCAATCACCGAAAGGAAACTAACCCATGACTAACGCCCTCAAGCTTCAATCTATGTTATTCCTACTGTCAGACGACACGCTTCGCGCCATTATTAAGGACGCTGAAAAGCTAATACATGATGCACCAATAACAGCGGAGGAAACCCGCTACATTGTACAACAAGAGTTAGACGCCAACCGTACACGCTACTAACAACGTCTATCACGCCCGCCCTTTTCCTTAGTGCCTCATCTAGCAATCACCGAAAGGAACAGACTATGTATAACCCCGATTACACCGGCAAAGGTTCAATCCGAGTTGTCGAGTATAGTGAAGGTTCAATATCAGGGATTGTCGAGTATCTGTATAGGCTCGACTCTCGGCTTTCCCGTCTTATCGCTATTCGTCACGCTTTCTTTTCTGTCACCGTGGCCCTCAATCATGGGTACACTGTAACAGTTGAGGAAACAGACCCGGCCCTTACTTGGACTAGCGCCGACGGCCACACTTTCAATTAAGGAAACAAGTAATGACTAACTATAAGCGTCCCCGTGACGGTAAAATGTATCTCTTTACTAACAAGCGTCCTAATGGCGAAGGCATACTAATGGCAACGCAAGGCGCTTTCCTCTTAGGGATGAGAGAATGTATCAACGGACGGCAAGGTTACGCTGCTATCTGTCCTCAAGATAATCCCTATTACGTAGGATGGCCGGAACATTCCGCTTGGCTTCGCGGCCTATTACTTGCGAACCGTCACGCATCCAGCCTCAAGCGCAACCGCTACTAAGGAACAGACTATGTATAACTTCACCACTGAAGAATATGAGATGATCGAACGGTCCTTAGACTTGCAAGCCTTGTTGGATGCAAGTGACGACGGAATGACTATTGAAGAACAACACGACTTAGAGGCTTTCATGGCGGGCGAATAACCCGCTATACAATACAGACAACCCCCGTTGCTTCACCGCGCGGGGGTTTTTCTTTGTCCTGCGTCCTGTTATGTTATACCATGTCAAGCACCCTTGACAATATGTCAACCTCACTTGTCACCGATCACGATTGCGTGATTGGCCATTGACTAATCTATCACGATCGGCTAACGCGCGCGCCTGTTCCTTATCCCTCGCGTGAAAGGCTTTGCCGGGTGAAGCACTTTGTTAAATAAAGTGAAATCTGCCTTATTGTTGCCACGATTCCAGGGCTTATGGTCCTCGTTCCCGCCATATGGGAACGGGTTACCGGCCTTAGGGCCTTTAGCGCGAAGGGCATAGGGCCTAGACCGCGAAGGGACCGCTACAGGGTAACGGTTGAAAGGATAGGTGAAGCTATGGCCCGTAATAGGCCCGGCAAGCGTGAACGCCAGAACGCCACCCGCGACGCTTTCCAGCGTGAACGGGCCGCGATAATGGCTCGCAATGCGCTTGAGGCGAAGCCGGTTAAATCGGTTCGCGTTCACCCCGATTGTGTAAAGGCATTGACCCTTATGGGGGCGGGCCGATACGTCGCCCCGAAAGGCCTTCGCAATTCGGTTCTAGCCCGCGATAGTCTCAAGTCCGCAAGCCATGATATCGGCTTTATCGGGCCGCGCGGCTATCACACACCAACGGACAAGGTTGGTAAGCGAGAGGCTGAAAAAGGTTTGCTCGCGTCATCACGTAGGACGCAGACGGAACGTCAAGAGGCGCTTGCACTAGCAGCCTCGGTCACGTTCAACCGTCCGACGCAAAAAGATTAGGCCCGCCCTATTCGTGACACAATGTCACGTTATGGTGTGCCTTAGATGAGGGCTTAGGCTCTTGTCGTCCTACCTAGCGGGTAGCTAGGGCGGTTCCTCGCCGCAACAAGAGGGCGGGTTCTTACCCGTACCGCGACGCAAGCGGGCTGAATAGGTCAAGCAAGGTTTACCTTGTCTAGCCTAGAAGGTTCGTATCCCTTGGGGAGCGTAATGTGGTGCACGCAATCGGTAACGATTGACGTGATTAGGTTGTATAGGACCGGCGCGCGCCTTGGGCATTATGCGTGACGACTATAGGACCACTGTAACGCCTTGTCCGTAACCCCCTATGGGAGCGGGAACGGGGCGACACAACAAGCAACCCTTACGCATGGCATAGGCTCGCACGGTACAGACACCGGGCGGGCTTTCGCCGTGCTATAGAGGGGTTGCTAGTGGTGAACGCATGGGGTTTTCGCCCCCATGTTAGGCAACGTCTATCATAGCTCCGTGCGCTCACTCCTAGCAATCCTGCTAGGTTAAACCCATGCGCTAAGTGCCCGTGGGAGGCTTAAGGAATAGGCTATGAAAATCCAATCGGCAAAGGCGCTGAACGCCCGCATTGACGCGTTCGGCAAGGTCGTGCTGTCCACGCAACAGGAAGCCCAAGATATCGGCGTCCAGTGTCTCGCGCACTATGCGGAGCACGGCGACCTGACCCTGTTCGCGCGGTTCGTCGGCGGCAAGATCGGCAAGAAGGCCCCCAAGGACCGCAAATACACCATCACCGATGACTTCCCCGGCGTCTGCGGCGTCATGCGGAAGTCCATCGTGGCGTGGGCCGCGAAGTTCTCCGACCTGCGGTTCAACGGCGACGGCATGGTGTACCGCATGAACCGGGCCTCCGAATCCTTCAAGGTGTTTCACCCGACCATCGGCGGCGTGCTGTCCAAAGCCGGTCAGGCCGTCAACGTGGACATGGCGGAGGCCGATCCGTGGTACGAAGGGGACGGTGCGAAGGCCCTTGCGGCCACCCGTCCGCTGGACCTGCTGAACCTCATCACCATCGCTGCGTCCATCAGCAAGCGGCTGGCCAAGGCCAAGGAGCAGGACGCGGAGGACGGCGGCGTCATCGTTCCGGGTCAGCTGGAAAAGATGGAAGCCTTCGCGGCGGCCATTGCGGCGGCCACGGCGGCCTTCGAGAAGAAGGAGAATGTCAACGTCGTCATGCTAGCCGCCGAACGTGAGGCCCGTGCCAAGGCCGCTGCTGCTGCCCCGGTCGTCGTGGACCGTGCCGCTGGCGCTGAAGTGGCCGCTGGCTAACTGTCAGCACTAGTTTCCCCTCGTGGTCGTCTCTGTGCGTCTATGGCCGTCCGTCATAGGGCCGCGAGGGGTCTCTTGTTCTGATAGGAGATTGCCAAGTGCGTTGACTGAACTCCTCTCGGGCCATTCCCCGACGTTAAAAGGCGACGTAACAGCCTAGCCCCTCATGCCATCACACGCCCGACTAGGCATTGACGCTAAGACCCAAGGGCACGCAGACAAACATATGGCTGGCATCATCCAAGCGGGGCGCACCCGTCTGCCCTTGTATGTGCGCGAGAGAGGCCGCCTGGGCGTAACAACCTGGGCGGCCTTTTCTATTGACTTAATCTATCACGGTGTCGGGTGCTCGCCCGGCCTGTGAGGTGTGCTTAGTGGTGAACATAATGAACTAGCTTATAGCCGCGAGGCTTAAAAGGGCAGGGGATGGCCTGAGCCGTAACTAGTATTTCCCCTAACTTGTATTTAGCGAAAAGCGATCGAGGCCCGCCTGATGTAACAATCGGGTGGGCCTTTTCTATTGACTTAATCTATCACGGTGTCGGGTGCTCGCCCGGCCTGTGAGGTGTGCTTAGTGGTGAACATACAGTCCCTTGCAGCCGCAGCAGGCATTAATGGTCGGTAGCGAGTAAGTGGGTGGTCAAACCTGGACTTAACTCAACGACTGTATGTTCTCCTCTACGCATGCGGTTGATACGTGGGAATGTAGCACGTTAAAAATGGAAATGACGGTTAGCAACTGGCCGCCGGTTGAGCTAACTAGCCGTGTGCGTAGAACCTTTCAATGGAGAATACCAATGATGAAGAAACTCACTGCTGCTGCCGTCGCCCTCGCCTGTCTCGCCGTGGCTGGTTGTCAAGTCACCGAGGCTGGACGTGCCAGTCGTGACGCCTACTATGGTGACAAGCCCGCTGCTGTCACCTGCTACGCCTACGGCACGCTTACCTTCGAGGGCACCAGCACCGGCAAGATCATCTACGATGAGGGCGGTCGCCTGACCTTCGTGGACGCTGCCAACGGGCGTCTGACCACCATCGAGGGCGAGTGCCGGGTCATCTACGCGGCCTAAGGGCTTGACAAAAGCCTGAATCCGTGCTACCCTACTGTTACAGCCCCCGGTAAAGGATACCACAAGATGTGCAATACACTCCACACCGCTGTCGTCTTCTGGACCATCGGCGGTGCCCTCGTGGTGGCTTCTGTCTCGCTGGCATTCATCGCCGTCAAGAAAGCCCTCGAAATGTGGGACATACTCTGATGGCACGTCTATCACGCTGTCGCCAGAACCATCCCAACCCGACACCGGCACCAGCTGTGGTCGAAGTCCGGGAGGATGAGTACATCTTTGCCTCGGAATACCACTTCGATGTGGTGGTCCCGGGGGAAGAACGCACGAGAGCCCTGTCCGAGCATTTCGGCGCAGGTTTCTTGTCCTAGAATTGCTGCTGTGCACCCCGGCTCCGTGGTTTATTCCAATTCAGCGCGGTTCGACCGGAGGCAGTAGTCGTCATGCGGGAGACGTTAAAAGCCCCGCTCTTTTTGTTGCAAGCGATTTATAATCGCGCATAAGACCGCAAGTGAACAGGTGGTGCTTGTCGTCATTCTGTAACCCGGCTCCGTGATTCCAACTTTTGTTGTCCGCCCTCTCCGGTCGGCGTGGCACATTTACAGGTGGTAAGTCGGAGGAGGTTGCTAGGTCGGCGCGTGGCACCTGTTCTCTTTTTGTCTTATTAACAACCCTTAATCTTCGGAGAAGATTTCTATGCGCTTCATCATCACCCACGCCCGCTACGGAACCGCCGTTTCGGTTGACCTCCCGAGCCACTCCACGCGGGCCGATCGCAACCAAGTGCGGGCCATCCTGCGTAACGCCGAGCGGGGTCGTCTCGCTGGCCGGGACGAGTAAGTCCTGATGTTCCGTAACTATCTGATGCGAACCGTCAGCACCCAACCCATCCACGCTGCAGCCGGGAGGCTCTACGTTGTCAAACAGGAAGCACTTCAACTACGCGAGGGGCCACAGCCTTCGACTGAAGATGTCGACGCAATGGGACTCGCTGCGGGCACGTAACTGGCTCGCATGGTTCCTGCTCAGCGCCGCTGTGGCTGCTGGCTGGCCATCTATCACAACTGTCGTCCTCTTCGTCCTCGTGGGTCTGCGTCTCGGCTTCGTGCTGGTGCGCTGGTTTGACACGATGCGACGGCGGGCCAAATGGAGAAAACAGTTTGCGTAATCTGAAACAACTTGCCCCTGCCTTTTTGGCGGGGTTTTTTATTGCCCTGTTGGGCTTCGGTGTCATCATGATGCTGGCCGACACCGTTGCACGAATCGGAGCTGCCAATGGCGGATGATGTCTGGCATCGCATCTTGGCGTCCCACTCGTCCTGCTGCGGCATCTATGTCCTGTCTGCCGTCCGGAACCCGCGTGAGGACGCCAATACGCAGTCCCTCAGCTACTATGGCAGTGGTTTCCCCGATATGCCGCTCAACAGCGGCTGGCGGGCGTCCGAGTTCGACCACTCCAAGTGGGATGAAGCTATCGACGCCGTACCCAATCAACCGTACAACGTGGGTTGGAACTACCGCTTCAAAACGGAAAACCCCAAGGCCGGAATGCAACTGCTTCGGTTTGCTGCGCTCGATGAGGCCGTGCCGGAAGGTTTCACGGTGCTGGCCGAAAACTCCCACGGAAAACTGATCGGACGGGTGGCCTGATGGTTGAATCAATCGAAGCTGAACCGTGTTTGCATCCGTCGGTCCTCGCTGTCTATTTCAGAGGTCTCTGTACGCATGGACCGACTGACGTCCGGATACGTGAGTACTACAAGGAGGCCACCAAAGCCTTCACCGACCGGTTCCCCCGAGAATTCCGGCCCGAGCCCGACACCATCTACAATGCGGCCTTGGCAGGGCATCAGAAGCACGTCTATGGCCCCGGGCTCGAGGCTGCTGGCTTCAAGCTGGTGCAGACCTCC